GGTGTCGTTTTTGATCCAGTAGAACCCTGTAGATGCACTTGGATTCTGCTGTAAAATTGCTGCAGCACTTACAGCGGGACTAAGTTCACTGGAACCATCTCCACTTTGAGTGATACCAGCATTAGACCAAGCGGAACCATTCCAAACCTTAATGGATTTGGTAGTGGAATCATATACCAACTCTCCCTCTGTACCTGATCCAGGAAGATTTCCAGTTGTATATACTGGCAACCTAAGGTCACCATCAATCTCAAGTGTGTGACCAGAGGGAACCCTTACAGTATTGCTATATGTAGAGATCCCCTCAATATCATGAACTTTAATTGTACTCATAACTTATACGATGCTCCAGGTACCGCCGCTACTAATTGTGATCGTAGTACCATTATTTATAGTGATAGGTCCAGCGGACATGCAGTTGTCCGAAGCAGCAACCGTAATGCTCTCAGCAACCGTCTGGCGGTTACGCTTAAAGACGCCGTAGGTGTCAATATACTGCTTATCTCCAGATGCTCTCAAGACAGTTGTCTTCTGACCGCTAGAGAGTGATTCAGTTGAATCGATGTTAAGACCGCTGCTACCACGAACGCTAATTCTATATGATGTTTGCCCACTAGCATCTCCGTGGAAGTTCCACTGACCAGTGCTGTTCATTCTAGCTTTGCTATTTCCTCCAATCTGGAAGTAGATGTCATCAGCAGCAGAAAGACCAGTGTAACTGTTACTAGCGAAGTAGAATCTTCTAACTCCATCAGTGGAATTGATGCTAGTGTTAGTCGAACCACCGAGGTATGGAAGACTCAGTGCAGTGTAACCTTGGAGTCTAGCAGCGTTCAGGTTTGTACATTCTGTTGTGGAAGTAACGATGATTGGAGCAGTACCAGTTGCAACAGTAGAATTAAATTGATTGTTTGTGCGAATGGATCCCTTCACATCCAGTTTTTCACCAGGAGTTCCACTACCAAAGTTGCCAATTCCGACGTTACCACTACGGGCAATTCTCATGGACTCAAAGAAGTCACCAGAACCATCAGTTCCTTGAGTGTAGAAGGTGAGACCAACATAATCACCGTCAGTGTTTTCTGCAACTGCAGAAATCATCGCTCTTCTACGAGATCCAGACTTCCATACAAGAGAACCATAGGTTTCACCAACGGTAAATCCAGGCAAATCAATCAACATCGCCTCAGTGCCAGTCTGAGTCATCGATGCACTACCATCACCATCGTTGGTGGCACTACCAGATTGTATGTGGAGATACGTTAATGGATTGCTTACTCCAATACCCAAACGAGCACTACGGAAGTAAACGTTGTTGTAACTTAAGTAACTACCATTCCATCCGAATGAATTAGAATCGTTACCAAATTGGATGAAACCATTTGCAGAAGCTTGTTTTCCTTTAATGCCAAGAACGTTTGTTCCTTGCTTGTCAAGTGTAATACCATTAGTGTCACCGAGACTCAGAGTAGAAGAGTTGTTGGTAAACACTCCGTTGGTGCTAGTTAACTGCTGAACAGTTAATTCACCAGAAGTTCCTCTTTTTGCAATTGTACTAGCGGTCGCAGCGGTAGCAGGTTCAGCACCCTGTAAATAGCGAGCATCCAACTGAGAAGATGCACCGTCGTTACCAGCGTGCCATACGGTATTACCATTAATGGTTACATCACCAGCATTGATTCTGAGTGTACCTTGACCGTTAGTGGCAGTACCACCAGAAACTCTCAACTGAACGTCATAGTCTCCTGCCGAACCACTGGAGCGGAAATCTAAGGTTGGAACGCTAGATACACTAGATTTACCAAGTTCAATTCCAGCACCGCCAGCATTATCGTTGACTGCAAAGATTTGAGCAGCGGAGGTTGTCAGGTGGCGAGCCTGTCCAACTGTCCATTTAGATCCTGGATTTGGACCCACGACATAAATGTCTTTAGAAGTAGCATTTCCAGTAAAGGTAATTGTACCTCTAAGAAGACTATAAATCGCCCCAGTATTATCTGTACCTTCATCAATATTACCTGCACCTGTAAAGGTAGTGAAACTACCAATATTGTTGGTTGCTCCAGAATCGGAATATAATGTATAAGTTGTGCCAGAAGTAATATTACCACCAGAGTTGACAGTTACGTGATAACCTGGAATATACAGTTCATATGCATCGCCATCAGCAGCGACGTAGAAATTCTCAAAGACGTACTTATCAGTACCAAGAACTTCTGGGAGAGCGTCGTGTGTTAGTTCACTTGTATAAGAATCCTTAGTAAGTGGAATATTAACTAAGTTTCTTGCGGTCTGATACCAGAGTCCTTGCTGACCGTCAAGGACATCAGCATCCAATCCAGATGAAGCGCCGTCATTAGCGTCGGACCAGATCTTCGCCCAGTTACCGTAAGTGGAATTGACTCCACCTGCTCCGTTTGCATTACCTCTAATATAGAGATTGTTGTTATCAGTAAATCCAAGTTGAGTTACTGCACCTGGAGTTGTGCTTCTACGGTATGTGAGAACACCGTTAGTTGTTCCACCATCAGTAAGAGAGTTTGCACTGTTATTTCTTAGATGCAACTGCAATCCATCCGTAGCGCCAGATGGAGATGGACTGGAGGTTACTGATACAGTGTTGACGTTTACAGTGTCGGTGTTTGATGCCGTGCCCTGAATATTAATATTGTATGTTGCAGAATTGCTCAAACGTGCTGGATCAATCGTTCCAGTCAGCAATGCTGCATTGTGGAAGTCCGCACCCTCTTCATTATCCAGTCTGTCGGCATGAAGTTTAGATCCAGAACCCTGATCGATAGAAACTTCACCATTATTGGTGATGACAAATCCACCTTCAGTTTGGTTAGCAAGTGCCTGGTTAGCAACGTCCTTACGGAACTTAAAGACACCGTAGTTACCATAAACGCTAGTATTTGAGGTGAGACTATCACCTTTCTTAATATCAATGTTAACGTTACCAAAGACACGATTAATTGTACCTTTGACTGCAGTTAAAGATGCACTAGAACCACCACCAAGTTCGGATGGAATTGTAACAGCAAAATCTCCAGTATATCCAGTACCAGAGTCAACAACACTAGCAGATGTAATTACACCACCACTAACGATATAAGTTGCTCTCGCTACTCTGTCATCACTAACAGCGATATTACCACCCGCCAGCGGAATACTCTGATATGTACCATCAGTATATCCACTTCCACCACTAACAATGGTGATGCTTTCGATGTAAGAACTATCTGTTACCGACGCGGACATTACAAGCGCGTCAGATGTAGATGGTTTGATGGACTGTACTGCATACTCCCAAGAGGAGTCTCCTCTCAAGAAGGTGGAGGAGTTAGCAGTACCTCTGTTTGCAAGTCTATCGGTATCGATTGTACCAGAAACGATATTGTTTGCATCAATATTGGTCGATGTTAACTGAGTCCAGTTAGCAGCGTTAGATGCGGATGTATTGACTTCTCTACTGAGGTCAATAATTCTCTTTCTGTTAACGTTACCTGTGGTGGATGCGCTAGTAGAAGCAGTTACTTCATACTCATTAGCGTTGTTGACAACCGAAACTGTGTAATAAGAATCTGCAGCAGTTCCAGAAGTGAAGTCAAGATATACAATGCTACTTGCGGTTACACCGTGATTAGTCTCGGTGATTGTAATTGTCGTGCCAGTCTGGGAGTATGTGCCAGATCCGACTGTCGTGAGAGAATTGTCAAGGATGAAGTCACCAGCGTCAAACTTGATATTGTTTGCAAGATCAACATCAAGTCTACCTTCAATCTGAGCAGCAAGAGAACCAGTAGTTCCAGGAGAAGCATCGAGAGTTGCTGTTGGTTGATTGTAATATCCTTTACCTGCGTTTGTAACGGTAACTGCAGTTACAACACCCTGATTGATGGTTGCTGTTGCAGTTGCTTGTACACCATTAACAGTATCGTCTGGAGCACTAATCGTTACACCTGGATTTGATACATATCCAGAACCACCGTTAGTAATATTGATTGCAAATACTCTACCATCGTTATATGCAGTTACAACACCACGAGCAGTTGTGGAACTGCCTTCAATAATGTCATTAGTGTTGAAAACATATCCACTATTAGGTGTGAACGCAAGGAATTGACTCTCAAGATCATTCTCAAGGATGTAAGATACTGCTAAACCTTGAGTTGTGAAGATTTGAGTACCAGTTCCTTGAGTTGTGAGGTCAATCGCTGTTCCGAGAGTTGCATTTGCTGCTGATACTGCCAACTTAATAGTGTCAGCATCAACACGAATTACATAATAAGTATTGTTATTAGCGAGTCCGCCAATAGCACCAGTGCCCTGAGTATAAACTAAACCGTCTTCAGTAGAGAGACCATGACCAACAATGGTGATCTCTTCTGTGCTTGTATTGACAGATGAAGGTGCAACGTTGAACGTTGTAGATGTTGTCTCAATTGCAATGTCACCTGCGTTAGCATCTTCAATTGCAAGTCTCTCAGTTGTATTTGAAACAGAAGTAACTTGAACTGGGCGAAGAGCAGGTAACTGGTCAATGTTAATCTTACCAGTTGCAGTTAATTGAACCAGAGCAGATGGAACTGCGTTTGTGGAGAATGGTTGGTTCAGGTATGGACCAAGGTTGTTGGAGATGTAGTCCTTAACCGCTGCCTGAGTTGGAAGGATAGAGTCACTTGCAAATGCACCACCAAGGTTATCATCAGCAGAGAAACCAGTAATAGTGATGTTACCACCAGTGATCTTAATCGATGTCAGTTCGGAAATTGCAACCGTACCAACAAAACTGATAGCACCAGTTCTGTTGAAGATAGTAACAAAGTTACCTACCTTAAAGTCACCAAACTCGTTAGTACCTGAGGTATAAACCTGACCAAAAGATTCTTCTGCTGCTTCAAATGCAGTTCCTCTACCAACACCACCGTTCTGTGGAAGAGCAGCATAGGTGTTACCAGAACCAGAGTATTCCCAAGTGTGGGAAGAAGAGTTAACGACAGATGGTCTGTGGAACCTAATTGTCTCATTAACGAGGTTACTTAAGTTACCAAGAGCATAGCTGTACTGAGTCGATGTAGCAGTCTCAGTTACATCGAGAGATGTATTGGTGGTAATCTTTGCAGTAATAGCACTACCAGGAGTACCAGAGATTACCTCTGTTTCTAAGATGATAAATTCAATTGCCGTGTTGGTATTTGTAAAACCATCGATCTTAATAATATAGTCTTCAACTGGAATATTTGTAAGAGAAGTTCCACTTACGGTTAATTCTTGTCTTCCAGTTGGAGTTCCATTTCCATCTACTTCATCAACAACGTTAGTGATAGTACCAACGTCGAATGTATAAGCTTCGGAACGGAAACCAGTTGCTCTCAGAGCGTATGTACCGAAGTTAGATGCAGAGTTGGTTACAGAGGCATATCCACCAGACTGACAAAGAATACCATCTTGGCAGAAGATAGCGAACACAGAAACTAACTGTGTATAACCATCATTTAAGATATTGTATGCAGTACCACCGAAGGAAATAATCGTGAATGCCGAAGCAACCATCGACTTACCTTGTGGATCAAACTGAGCAACAGTTTGACCTTGTGCATTTTGTTTTAATCCAGGACGAGGTACGTTTGGTGTAGCAACCTTAGCACCGTCAACTTCACAACCAGAACCACCTGAGAATGAAATCAGAGAAGAGTTTTGAATGTATGGGGATGCTTCGATAACTGGAAGATCCAGGAATACATTAAACAGTGGGAAGGTATACAGAGAGGAATTCTGCTCTGTAATCATAGTTTCTGGATTTGTTGTAGTTCCAGAATAAACTGCACCAGTATTCAGAACACTATCTACAATTCCAAAGAGCGTATTGACACTAGAGACAACGTTTGCACATTCGGGAGAACTTGAATCAATCGTCACAGAACCGTTAGAAACGGGTGTGAGGGAAGAATACGTGCCAGATACTAAATCGCTTCTCAGAGCGGCAATACAGAGGGTCTCAGCTTCACTATAGACTCTTCTAGACTCAGTTACATATCCAGTGACATGAGCAATGCTGGAATTCTGGATATATTTGTTTGCTGCCTCAACAGTTTTGGAGTTACCGCCATAGCGAAGGTCATATTGAACTGCTCTGAGAACATGCAGAACATCATCAAGACAGTTCTGATCTCCACCAGGAACAGTAAAGGAAAGTGCATTCTTAGCAATTCCGAGTGCCTCTTCTGCAATAAAGGATTGGTTGACTCTGATTGCTTCTGCTGCGTCTCTGTATCTGTGAGTGAAAGTTGTCTTTGTGAACCCAAATGGAGAGTTCATCAAAGAAGCGAGCAAGTAGTTCGATGCGGAAATACTTGTCTGGTCTCCAGATGGATTGAGAGCAGTAGCGAATACTGAATATGTACCTCTAACTACATATTCGATAGAATATCCATCAGCACGCTCAATTCTATGAGTGACGTACTTTCTACCGTTGAGGTCTCCGAGGTTGTCATTAACTACGCAAGTACCACTTCTGGTTGCCGAATCTGGTGCCTTGAGGAGAAAAATAATTGTATTTGAAGACGAATTGTAGTCAGCAACACCAATACCGAGAGCAGTATTAGCAGGAAGAGTTCCAACGCTGCCTGTTTGAGTAAACGATGTAATGTGATAACTCTTGGTTGTTGCACCACCAGTCGAAAACGCAACGTTAATACCAGCATCACCTAAGCTGGTAAGATTGCCCCAAATTGCTGCACCCTCAGTAGATCCGACATTAGATACAGTGACAGTGATCTCTGATCCTGTTTGTGTATATGAAGTGGTAGCAGATCCACCAAAATCAATTGGACTATATTGGAATCCATATAGATTGACTTCCTGACCTACTTCATAGTCATGATAATCTGTAGTGCCAAGAGCAATCTTGGGACCATTGTAAGTCTGCTGTGTAGTAAGTGAAGTATCTACAGTCAGAACTGAAAGAAGTTTCGATGCAACTTCAAATCTTTGGTAACCAGTTCCACTAGAAGTAATATCAACAATGATTGGATCGTCTGCACCAGAAGCATTCTTTCTGACTGCGTTTGCCTGAGTTGCAGCAAGTTTGATGTGATGACTATCAACTACATATGCAAAATACTGAGTGTTGTTGGAGAGATTTCCAATGCCACCCATTACATCGGATCTGTAGTAGAGACCATCTCCACTTGCTAATCCATGTCTTTCGATATAGATTTCATCCGTCTCTGGTTGAATCTTACTTGTAGTTAAGGTGTGAGTTCCACTTTGAGTTCCTACAGTAATATCAAGGCGACCCTGGGTCTGAGTAGTTGTTACTGCGTTTGTCCAAGTGTCATAAAGTTCGATGGTATTTGCATCGATGACTCTTGCGTAGTGATTTGTATCATTAACGATACCTGGAATACCACCAGTGGTTCCACCATCATCATAATGGACAGATGCACCTGTGTAGAGTAGGTGATTTGTAACAGTAAGTCTGTCGGTTGTTGCATCAGCAGTGGTGAAGCTCAGAGTTTCAGACTCAGAGTTAACCGTGTGCTGATAAATTTGGTTGGAAATAACTTCCAACTCAGGTCTGATAGATTCTCTATCGGAAACACCAAAGTTAGGAGATACTGGTGGACTGTTTGGATTATCTTGGATTGCTCCTAAAGTTGCATCATAATATACAGTTTCACCCAAGTTGAAGACATCATCTTCACCAGAAGTCACGAGAATATTGACCGTACCTGTAGAGTATGGCGAAACCTGAGGACCAGTGAAGGTTACTGACTGAACTGTACCTTCGGTACCAGATCCATCACCTCTAACTGCATATCCAACAACTAAATCGCTGTTTGTTCCAGTATTACTATTAAATGTAATAGTAAAGATGTTTTGACCCCTAAACTTCTCTCCAGGTTGACCTGGGATTTGTTCTACCTCTGGTTCATAGTAAAGTCTTTGCTTATCGTCAAAGACGAATGCAAACTTCCAAGTACCAATAACAGAACTTTGGGGATCGCTAGCATTTTGGAGTTTATCTCTAAATACAACTCCGTTTACATAAGTTTCGTTAGATGCCTTGATCATGTGGCGATCAAGGTTGATTGGTCTTACTACAACTCTACGAAGGTTATCACCAATCAGAGAACAGTTTCTTGGGAGAGTGATTGGGTTATCTTCTAAGTATTCACCACCAGAAACGATGATGGATACATACTCGTCGTTTGGATCTGGAGTTGCTTTCTGCAATCCATATGCAATTTGAGCTGCTTTTTTGATCGTAGCAGTTGGTCTTGCTGCTGAACGACCATCATTATCATCACTACCAATTGTAGAAGATACGTATACACGACCACCTGTGTCATTAGTGGCAACTTTATATACGAAATCTGTAGTTGCAATACGTCTAGACTGATCAGTTAGTTCTGGAGTATCTGCTGTTGGGTAAAATGTAGTACCGAATGTTGGACTCGTTACGTCAGAATCCAGATAATTAACTAAGTTTGGAGCACGAAGAACCAACGCTGGGTTGACAATAGTGCTAATATCCAGGTTGATAATTTGTGCAGTGTCAGAAATGATAGAACGATTTGTTCTGATCTGACCATCAACATCAAGTTCATACTCGGGATCTACATTACCGATACCAACCCTGACATTATTGAGATTATCTTGCTTTACGATAATCGAAGACTTCTCGTTTGCTCCTGATCCAGAGCGGACATCAATAATGTCACTACCTTGGAGGACAAGAGATCTTCTTGGTTTATAGCTACACGTCTCCCCTGCTGTGATAGTGCCACTTGCACTATCGGTTAGAGAAAAAGAGTCATCATCAATTCTGGTAATATCGTAATTACCATCGGTAGCACCACCACTGGTGAAGTCAATATAAATCTTTTCGTTAGTCTTAAGACCATGCCCAACCGAAACAACAGTTACGGTAGTACCAGATCTACTATAGGTCGCATTGGTCCAGGATCCTGTGGCGACTAAACCAGAACCTTCAATTCTCTGTTGATCAGAATTAAACTTGAGACTCATTTATGTGTGCTCCTATTCTCCGAATCCTAAGATACGACTGTGATTTCTAATACTCCAACCCACTTTACAGTGGAGGATGATGTAACGGATTCAACTTCAAATGTAAAGTATGCATCACTACCAATCTTGAATGGGTCTGGAGTTACACTCCAGGACTCTTGTCCAGGTGGATTTGATCTAATCACGTTTTCATATTGGGATGCTACAGTAGCATTTCCACTGCCGTCAGTAGTAACAATTACTTCATACTGAGAGGCATATACATATGTATTTGTAGTTGTTTCTTGCCCAAAAATTCTTGCAGTAATAAAAGATACACTGTTATCTACTAACGGCGCTGAATTTGCTGCAAGGGCATTTGATCCATCTAAAGTTAACTGTTGCGTATTATTTGACGCATCAGTCTGCCTTTTCATAATATAAACGTCCTTATTAGCGTCAGAAAACTGATCGCTAACCATGTGCATAGCAGAAATGTTCTTCAGAGCGTTCGCAGTGTTGAGAACTTCTGTGGAACCTACTGCATAGCCACCAATAGACGAGAAATTATTAATTGGCATGACTTTAGATTACCTTAGGTTATTTATACCTTGACCTTGGTGGTTGTGAACCTACCAGTAAAGGTTGTGGACGATGTTGCGGCACTTGATTTGGTGACTGTTACCTGTACGTTGTTACCAACAACAGCGATAGAAGCATCAACCAAATCGTTATCGGACGTTACAGAATTTGTGACTGTAGCGTATGCGTTCGTGCCAGCGGCAGCACATACAGATGTAACTTCTAGCATGTGGACCTTACCATCATCACTTTCAATCGTGACGAGAGTCTTAGCACCCTTATATGCAGTCTTATCAAACTGAACAAGTGTGGAGGATGCTGTGAACGATGTAAGTTGTCCACCTTCCACTCTGCAATCGTCAAGTTCTACGAAGTCTGCAGTAGAATCCATCACTGTCAGATAGGATTCGGTTCCAGCATTCCAACCACGGTTGATCTTCCAAGCTGCTTGCGCTCCATTAGCATCAAGAGAAAGGAATGGTTTATTGTCAAGTTGAGTTACAAAATCTTGCTGGAGAATATTCATTCTCGCAAAAGCAGTTCCAGCGTTCGCCAGAGTTGCAACTGGGAATGTTACATCATTGGTCGGAGTTGCTCCACCGAGTAAATTACCAGCAATAGTGACAACTTCGTTTACCTCATATCCAGCACCAGCAGCGGAAATGGTTACACTTGTAATACTTCCACTACCATCAGTGACAACATCAAATTCAGCTCCAATGCCCTCAAACTGAGAGGATGAAACTACACCAGAATAAGTTTGACTTGCCCCATATACTCCAGTACCAGCAGTAATAGAACCAATACTAGCAATCTCACCTAAAACTGGAACACCCTTTAAGGTAAGTCCACCAGAGATTTCTAATTCTTTATTCGATTTTGCTTGGAAAATTGTAGAACCACCAATCTGGACTGCAAATGGGTTTGCACCTAAGGTTGTTCCATTTACGTTTAAAGTTCCCGTAGTGTTGAAAGTTCTAGCAGTTCTTAATGTCCAAGTTGTTTCATTAAGACTTAAGCTGTTAACACCTTGATTATAGAACTCAAAAGTGTCTTCATCGGCACCAGGAGCAGATTCAGTTAAGATGTAAGTGTCTTGGTCAACGTCACGAACACCACCAAGAGAAACAAAGTCAGTTCCGTTGTAACCCTCAAACTGCTGTTGTTCAGTATTAAATCTGACACCACCAACCTGACGATCTCCAGAAGGAGGTCTCTGATTAGTAGTACCAGAAGGAACAACGAACATAGAGGTAGCATCTACCTTAACGTTCTTTCCTGGACTTGGTTTCAGAACAAGACCAGCACCCTCAATATCGGTTACCGTGATTGTTTTACCAGTACCAGAACCAACTTGAGCTGCGTTGAGTGTAATTTCTTCTCCCTCAACATATCCAGCACCACCAGCGTTAACTGTGATAACAGTGATGTCTCCACCAGATACAGTGACGTTGAATGTTGCACCAGTTCCACTTCCATTGGAAGTAGAAGTTACTCCAGTGTAAGTATTATCAGTAAATCCAGTTCCAGTTCCAGTTGCAGAAATGGTAATGATTTGACCAAAAGAAGTTGTTGCGGTTTGTGCAATTGTCGAAGCAATAATGTTATCTTCGATTCTAACATTGCCATTAATATCAAGTCTTCCGCCGACCGTGGTATTTCCGTTTTCAGTGTCTACTCTGAATGTCTCAGTAGAACCATCAGTGATAGAGAAATCTTGATCGGTGCCACCAGTAAGAATTAAATTACCAGTTCCTTTTGGATCAATAGTAATATCAACGTTAGCATCAGTTCCTACAGATTGGATAGATGCATCATTATTAATCTGTAATTGTGTTGCTGCAGCACCAATAACTACGGTCTCTCCAGTTGCACTTACTTGGAAGAATGGAGTTGCCTCTGCAAGATTTTGATCTACGACAAGATCGGTTGAGAGATCAAATCCAGATGCACTGATACTTCCACGTTGAGTTCCAGAGATACTCAATCCAATATCATCTGCAGCTGCTCTGTAAAGTCCAGTTGTATTTGAATTTTCAAAAGCTAAGGATGGAAGACCTGCTGTTCCATCTGCAAGTTTTACTGTTGCATCTGCAATTGTATTGGAACCACCAGCAGTCAAGTTGGAAATTTGTGCGCTAGTAGTAACTGAGAGTGTTGCTGTCCCTAAGTTTCCTTGGTTGGTAATTCCATCAGTAGTTACATCATGAAGAATTAAAGAACTTCCAGTAACACCGATAGTTCCACTTCCGTTCTTATCAATATTCCAGTTTGCAGAAGTTATACCACCATCATATCTAACTTCAATAGGAACACTATCAACCGTAGCATTGACAGTGAGACTAAAGTCGGTACCGTTAGTGGTTGGTGCAGAGAGAAGTTTGATGGCGTCTCCAGAAGCAAATCCGTATCCACCATCATTTACAGTTACAGAGTCTACAAATCCAACTTTCGATAGTGTGAATGCAAAACTACTTCCAGAACCAACTCCGTCGAAGTTTGGATCTACGGACAATACATCAGAGAGGGTGTATGGACCTCCATTAGGAGAGATATTTGTTACAGAGGAAATTCCAGTATTGAGTGAATTGATTGTATACTGGAAAGATGTTCCTGTACCAGCCTGACTTGTTCCAGGAAGTCCGAAAGTATCAGTAATCTTATATCCAGATCCTTGAGTTACAATCGTAAATCCAGTTACGGTTCCACCTGCATCTACAGTTACGGTTGCCGTCAGACCATCACCATATACTCCAGGAGAACCAGAACCGTTTGTGACGGTAACATAGTTACCCATGGTGCCACCATGAGCAGTGCAATAGTACGAAACCGTTCCTGTTGATGGGGCAGCAGTATCTTTTGCAATGACCTCTACATATGCTCCAGTGTTTCCTGGAGTTCCATCTTCAGTTACTACAAATTGTCCAGTCCCAAAGTTTTGCAATTGGAATGGATGACCAGTATTACTAGAATCACTCATATCAAAACGATATGTGTTGTGACTTGCTAAACTAATTACTGGTGTTTCAGACCCATCAATTACATATACATTAACGTTGGATACTGTGCCTACCGTTGCAGTAGCAGTTCCATTTGTAATCGTTTCTCCATTTTGGAATGGACCGTTGGTGATAGATGTAAATCTTAAAACATCATCACCATTCGCATTTGTTCCAGCGAAAACTGCTGTTGCACTTGCTCCACTACCATTACCAGTGATGGTGTCACTTGCGGCGAATGTACCACCAGATAAAGATGTATAAGTTAATTGCTCTCTATTGACTACGGTTACTACGTATGTTGTTCCTACAGCATTACGAACCGAAATTGGAGTATGAGTTCCTGTGGTATAACCAGAACCAGCATTAGTAATTGTTCCACCAAGACCAGGGACGGTGATTGTTGCTGTGGCAGCTGCGGTTGGAGATCCTCCAGTAAAAGGAACATTATTATATACACCAGCAGCATATCCACTTCCATTATTGGAAATAGTTCCTTCAAATGGGAGAATATTTACAGAAAGGTTTGCATCTGCACCAGCACCACCAACTACCTCTAAAGTTGGTGCTGTGGAGAATAATTCGCCAGGGTCATCAATAGTTACAGATTCAATAAATCCAGATTTCTTACCAAAGACAGCGGTGAAGGAAGCTGGAGATGTTGGATCTCCCCCAGATACATTAATAGTTGGAGTGATTGAATATCCTTCACCAGCATTATTGATAGTTACACTTGCAACTTGATATCCAAGAGTAGTTGTAGCTGCTGCACCTGTACCATCTCCAGTGATGGTTACGGATGGAGCAGATGAATACCCTTCTCCAGCGTCGGAAGCTGTGATACTTTCAATTTTTCTACCAACTAAAACGGAAATGGTTGCACCTGCTCCAGGTGCCCCTGTAATAGTTGCTGAAGTTGATTGAGAATATTTTACACCAGAATTAGTAATGGTAACTCCAGTAATAACTCCACCACTTTCCTGAACTGTACCTGTGGCAACAGTACCTCTTAAGGAATGTTGTTCAGACTGAGTACCAGTGGTAAGAGAAATTGCAGATCCACCTTGAGAAGTAGAAAGTTGTAAAGTATTTGCTGTTGTATTTACATTGATAACATAGTAGGTTGTTCCATCTACCAGTCCAATATTTTCTGATCCGCCTTGATTGCTGTAAACTACAGTATCATCATTTTCAAAAATAACACCACTAGTATAAGTGATGGTATTATTAACTGTTGATACTTCGCTATCTACACCAAAGAATTGGTCGGGTGGATTGTCAAATGTAATCGTTGGAGAAGCATATCCAGAACCACCTTGATCAACGGTAACAGACTTAATTGATCCAAACGAAGCAAGAGTAACCTGGGCTGTTGCTGGTGTAGTTGCAGATCCAACAAAATTTACTACTGGCACTTGAGTGTATCCAGATCCATTGTTGGTCAGAGTTACAGTTTTGACTCCACCAGTAGCAGCTAAAACTGCCGTAAGTGATGCGTTTACTGTTGGGTTGGATACAGCAGTAAGGGTGTAAGTATTTGCTGCATATTCAGAACCCTCTGCGACAATATTTACACTAGAGATGCCTACATTAAAAACGCTAAGATTCTTATTGCTGTACAATCCATAAGTAGACCATCCAGCTTGTTCTTCTGACGCAATGTTAAATGCGCCCGCGCCAGCATTACGATCTTGAATGCCAACTTTTTTATCTGTTCTAAAATATAGTTGCTCTGCAGCGATCGTTTCTGCACTTAAGGTAATATCCTCATCTGCAGATGGATCAACGATAATTCCACCAGAGGTAGAACTTAAAGTATTACCAGAGAGTCTGAGGTTACCAGTTTCTACAAATGCTGGGAAAATTCTAGTTGTACCAGTAGCATCACTCAAAGTGATGTTCGCTGCTTCCTGAGCAGTGCTAGTTGACTGGAACTGAACGTTACCAGTTTGTTGGTCAACTACAAATGCATCACCAATACGGAAGTCACCATTTTGATTAGTGGCAGAATAAAATACCTTACCACCATTAGTTTCCGTAACTTCGTTAGCAGGAACCGCAAGAGAAGGATCGTTAGTAAAGTCAGCACCAGCACCGATATATGCAAAGTTATGTGCTGTTAAAAGTATTTTAACACCCGCACCATCAGCAATAGCACCTTTAGTTCCATAGATGTTTGCAGATGAAATACCACGCAACTCAGCACCAAACTGAGCATAGTCCGCAGTTAAGATAGATGTAGCAGAATCTCCACCGTTAGAACGAATATCTTTTACACCCTTTCCACTATCAGTGATGGTTGTAGATCCATCAGTTCCATCAAAGTGGAGAAGGAGAACTGTATAAAGATCTGTAGTAAATGCTGCGGTTGGTGCGGTAAATGCTGCAGTATACCTTGCAGATGCTTTAGAAACACGAACTTCATCAATATGTCCACCAAATTCATCTGCGCCACTATACTGACCACCAATACCTAATGGTTTGGTTGCACCATAGTCATTAGAATCGCTGTATGTTCCGAGTTCTGTACCATCCAAGAACAACTTAGTGGTTCCACCAGAACGAGCAACAGCAACGTGATACCAAGTGTTAGTAGCAAGAGTTCCACCACTAATTTGAGAAGTATTACCTACAGCGTAGTGGAGTGTGGTGCCATCAAGATAGAGAACTGGTGCAGTATCACTTGCAGATGCATCTCTAAAGTCTAAGAAGTATTGAGTGCCAGATACTGACGCTGGACGGATGAAACACTCAACAGCGAAGTTTGTGGTTCCGAAACCAAAATCCTGATCAGTTGGATAGTTAAGGTGGTCAGTTGTACCGTCAAGTAACAGAGATGCAGTGCCAAACTTCTTCTGTGCAGTATCTAACTGTGCGTCACCAGCGATGACTCCAGTTTTACCAGTAGGAACTCCAGTGGTAAACTCTCCAGTTCCCTTGCCATTGATCAGCAAATAAGTACCATCATTAGTCGTAATGGTGCCATATGCATCTGCTTTCTTGTATGTAATATTACCGCTGGTTGTACCAGATGCAGTGTCGGTAACTTCAAATGTATTTGTTGCTACGTTAGCAACCGTATAATACCCATCAGTTCCACCACCACTAATAAAGTCAGCATAGATTACATCGCCATTTTGGCAACCATGACTATTCTTAGTAACGGTAACTGTTGTACCAGATCTAGAATACGTACCAGATTTAAAACTATCTTCAAGTTGATAGATTACTTCTGCAGCAGCAAAGGTGCCAGAGACACCAGACAACTTAAGACGAGTTTGACCTGCACCTGCACGTCCAGTAGATCCTTGAACACCCTTGATACCTTCTGAAGCAAAGTATACGAAGGAGTTTAACCATTCAACACGAACACCATTGGTAATAAGTAAACCAACGGAGTTTGGAACAATAAAGGTTACCTCATTAAAAAGAATTGCTGCTTCGATGCTGTTGGATGAAAACAGAGCGCCATCGAGCTTTGCACCTCTACCTGCATCACCCTGAGAAAAACCATATGGGTCAGATCCAGAAGTTACACTACCCTTAGTGAGGACAGTAACTCTCTCAATGTAAGGACTTCTTTCGGAGTCAAGACTGGAAGCACAGACGAAACCGTAACCTGTGTCGTTACCAGAGTTGTAGAAAAAATCTTTTACCGTGAGGTCGGAGACATGGCAATCCCCTTCAAGAACAAATGCGTTTAGATCGTTTGTTGCGGAGGAAGGATAGATTTGAGTGGATCTTAAGTTAGCACCACGAACAGTTACTCCATCAGGAACCGTTAATGGAAATGTTTCTTGGAATGTGCCAGCGCCAATATTAATCGTGTCTCCAGATGTAGCTAAACTGAGAGCTTTAGCAACAGTAAGGAATGGAGTATCTGGATGTTTTCCGTTTGCTCCTCCGTTTGTTAATGTGGTTACATCAGAACCATTTTTAGCAACATAAAAAGTTTGCCCTGGACCATTAGTAACGTCCGTGGCAAACATGGAGGTTGTAACTTCACCCGTATTGGGTTTTTGGTTAGCAACTTCAATAATAGATCCGCCATTTCTGACGTAGACTTTTCTATCAGCAATATTAACCGCTACTTCCCCATCTAGGAGGTTAGAAGTCGTCGGGACTACTGCCGCCGTCGTCGATCTCTTTAGCTTGATTCTCGTTGGTTCCGCTGCCATTTATAGCATTCTCAATAGATTGGGTTTCTTTTATACTATTTAACTGACTTTGTAAATCAGAAATTTGTGCCTCCAACATTACATTTGTCAGTGTCAAATCAGAAATTTTTTTCTGTAATGTTGCAATAACAATTTGTACATTCATAAGTTAATAATAATATCAGAACGTGCCGCCATCAATCGTGTTTGTCCAAACAGGAACACCAGCGGCAGTGACGGTAAGGATTTGGAAAGATGTTGTGACATCGTTTCCAGAACCAGGACTACCGACGTTAGCTGCAGCAGTAACTTGAAGTGCTCCAGCAGCATTGCCATAGAGGATACCGTTTGTAGTCCAAGTAGAACCACCAGTACCACCATATTGAACTTCAAGATCGGTATCGAGTTCCAGGTCACCAAGTACAACCGTACCACGATCACCACTTACACCAAATACAGTGTTAGTGTCGGTTGCATCTTCAATAAAGGTCCAAGCACCGTTACCATCAGCACCACCAGTGCGATCGTAACCGAAGAAACCAAACTTAGCACCACTGCCACCATAGTAGTGAACTTTTACACCACGATCGAGAGCGTCATCCGCAGCACGAGTTACTGTTAAAGATGCTCCTTCAGCAAGACCTGCGCCTGAGAGGTTGGCACTTAAGGTAAGAGTCTTAGTACCAGTATTAATCGAACTGATAGTAACACCAGCACCGATGATACCAGAAACGGCAGCAACGGCGTCACCTGCTTGAAGACCATCCAGTTTGTCAACTACGACATCTGCTTGTCCTGCTGCAGCAACAGCTTCAACATTGAGGACTGTTGTTGGATCTCCTAACTCGATGGTAGGATCATTAACCGACATGTTTGCCGAGTTAACAGTTGTGGTTGTACCATCAATTTGAAGGTCGCCCTTGATGATAACCAAACCAGCAGCATCTCCACCAGCAGGGAATGGGTCAATGATCATCTCAGTACCAGAAGTGGTAGAGATGATATTACTGTCCAGTTTCAACTGGTCAATGGTAATCTCACCAGTTTGAGCAGTATTACCTGTGATCGTGGTTTGACCGTTGAAAGTTACTCCGTTAGCAAACGTGGTTGTCGAATTAACAGTCAGAGTATCTGAACTTGCATCACCAATGGTAGCGTCTCCTTCAACCAGAAGAGCTCCTGTGGAAGTTTGACCTGCAACACCGACACCACCAACAACGGTGAGAGCACCTGTGGTGGAGTTGGTGGAAGCTGTAACGTCAGATAACTTAAGTGCGACTCCATTATCGTATTCCCAATCTGCTCCATCAACTCTTACTTTATCTAGAGTTGTTTCATCATAACGAATGCCACCATCTTTGTTATTACCAAAGTAGATACGCATATCATCAGCGATACGCAGGTCGGGGGTTCCTGTGACACGCTTGATATCTAATGCGCTATCTGCATCAGTAAAGACGAGCTCTACATCTCCAGTTGTACCAAATTCAAGTTCTTGTCCATCTTCTACGACAAGTTTACCTGTACCATTAGCACGGAAAATAAGATCTGCGTCAGTTGTGCTAGTCGTAATAACATTTGCATTCAGCTCAATGTCATCAACTAACCACTGGTCAATCTTTGAATTGCTATCAACAATAGCAACGGAACTTGCGGTGAGTGTACCATGAACATGATCTAACATGTCCGTGAAGTATCTACCACCAACTACCTGGGCAGCACCATTGTTATCACCGATGAATAAACGGTCACCCTGGTTTGCCTGAGTACCAGTACCACTTTGAGTTACAGCTAATTCGCCGTATGTAATAGTACCTGGCGCTGTAGTGCCCGTACTTCTTTTAATAAGGATGGATGATGCCATCAGAATGAACCCCCGTTGATCGTGATGTTATTTAAAACGTTTGTTGGTACAAATTTACTATTTGCAGAGTCATAAACTAATACTCCACCGTCCTGCAAACCACCTTGAGAAGTGTCTGTAAGGTCAACATCAGAGAGACCTCCAACACTACCGCCCCCACCACCAGCAGCAACGCGGGTGACCTTTGGGACTGATTGATCTCCAAATCTTAGTCTTGCCATTTAAAGTGTTACCCCCTCAAGAACGCTTACAGTACCTTCCAATACTCTAGTCTTTTGACCTGTTGTGGAAGTAATAACAACGTCATAAACATATCTGCCTGATTTAAGAGCAGCAGTTACAGTATTTCCTAGAGATAATTGAATTTGACCTGCAGTTGCTGGATTTAATACAGCAGCAGTCACCGTTGTAGATGTACTACTCGTATAGTGTTTCTTAATTAAACATGCAACTGTATATCCAGTCAGGTCAAACATAGTGCCGTTATCATTCTCGATTGAAAAATCGGTAATGAAATCAGCACCTTGATAGATCAAGAGATTGGATACAGCAGAAGCCATGCTCTAAAGAATTCCTTTTATTATTTAGCTCATTGCTATTTATCGATCTTCTAGGAGACCTTTAACAAGATTCTTTAGTTCGTCTATTTCATCTCGCAGATCAGTTAAGGTACGATCTTTACGTCTTGCCTCTTCTCTTGCTTGGATATATGCTTCATATCCAGTCTGATCCATATTGATAATTGCATTAGAATCTTTATCCCTGCCGAGTTTAGAATGTCCCTCGACAGGTATCAAATCAACATAGTCTTCATCCATTATGCTAGAGCAATAATTCTTAAATCTTTAACCCTAGGTATATATGGTTGATTATAACCAACTAAAGAAATTTTGATTTGGAATGCATCAAAGTTTCCAAGATCATCAACTGTATATTCAAAATCTTCAAACAATTCTGGATTATTCTGTGCGATGATGTCACCACTATCAGGTTTTCCATCTGTGTTAAAGAATTCAAAGTCGAGATCATCAACATTACCACCAAATCCAACAGGAACCATCTTATACATTACTCTAATATTAGATTGAGTAAAAATGTTTCCAGCAAGCATAACTTTGAGACCAGTAGCACCTTTGTCAAGTCTAGCGAGTCTAGTAATGTAATTTGCTACACATTCTCCACCAATAGTTTTTGATGGTTCAATATTATTATAAACGTTTCCAGTAGTAACAATAGAGCACTTTTCAAGATCAACTACAGGAGAAAGATTATCTCTCTCAGAAAGGAAATCAATCTCCATGGTAAATGATTTTTCACTGTTCATTCTATTGATCTCATTCAACTCAGATGCAATCATCTTAGTTGTAGTGAAGTAATTGATTTCTCCAAGAGTTACATCAGCGTAGATAGTATCCTTGACAAAAGAAGTTTCAGCAGATACTCCAGATGGGAAAGGTCCACAAGAAGTTGCACTGGTAGCAAGGACGCGAGCAACTAAAGAAGTTTCTGGTTGCTGTTGATTCTGAATTTGTGGAGTAAGTACATCCCAAGGAATATTCTGAGAGACTGTGATGTTTGGACCACCTGCACTAAGAGATGCGCTAGCAGTTTTTCCAGTAATTCTTAGATTGTAGGAATGTGGACTGTTGATGCTGATAATTCCACCTGTGGTGCTGTTATGAGTTGTGTTGATCAAAGGTAATGGAATACCTGCAAGGTTAAAACATTCAACTACAGCGTTGTCGTTATGTGCCTTACCTGTGCCAGTTCCAGAACCGTTTGTCCAGTTTCTACCAGTTACAGTACCAGCTCCATGACCAACAACGTTGATAACGTTTCCGTTAATTGCCTCATATGCAACAACTTCATCACCGCTTCCATCTTCCTCTACACCAAGAATTCTGATAAATCCTGGATTAGCTGCGCTAACAGCAGATCCACCAATAGTAGTGTGAAGATCACTGGCATCATCAACAGTAATTTGAGATGCAGTAGTTCCGAATCCACCACCCATGTTAATTGCTGTGTCTGCGATTTCAGAAATTACACCATCAATCTTGACATAGTTGAGGTTAGATTGCATACCATGATTGGAATGGAATACTCTAATTTCATCACTTCCAGAAGTAAGTAAGAAAGAGTTTGGTAACAAGCGGAGGAATCCACCATTACCCTCTCCTAACTGTGCATTATTAAGAACAAGTTTGGAGTTTGCAGATGTGGTTGGAAGAGTAAACTTACATCTGTAGATCTTGAACATCAGATCTTCAAACTGAGAAGGAGTCCAAGTAGATGCGTTCTGAGACTTAAATAGAACACCGATATATGGTTGCTCAGAGATCTTTTCACCAGAGTGAGTAGCATCAATAGCATCCTTACCCAAGATAGAAATAAACGTCTTGTAGTTATTGGAATCTGATGTCAAAACTAACGCAAATTCTTGTCTGTATGGGATGAATACAGGAGACTCAAAAGTAAACGTTGTTGGTGTGGATGCATCCTCAGAGATGAATACATCTGCTGGTTCTTTGACAACCTTAGACAATGGAACGATAACTTGTGTTGGTGTTCCATTTACAACAGTTCTAATATCAAGAGATACTGGAATTTCTGCATCTTTGCTTTGGAAGAATAGATCTACCTTACTAAGATATACACCACCCTCTAATCCAGACTCATCTACAAGGAAGGTCTGTGCAAGTGGGTCAATGAATCTTGTTTGTGTGCTGGAAGACGTGCTAACAAGAGTTCTCTCCTCTCTCATTTCTTCAGAGGTAACTTGTGCATTTCTTACAGAAATGATAGTTTCCTGCTGAGTTTGGAGAATACCTGAAGATACAAATTCTGATTCTGCATTAGAATCTGACAATCCAGGAGTTCTACTGTCGTCGGTCTGGTCAGTAAGTCTAAAGAGTCTCGTTCCTGTCTTAAATTTCTGATTACCATCTACATTTGGATCAGCAATGAAGAAACTTCCTCTGAGTTTTCCAGCACCGTCGGTAATCAAAGATTTATCACTTACTTTTGCAATAGCTCCAGAGGTCTCTCCGACAAGATAGTCATTAAGTTTTGGAGAACCATAGTACGTTCCTTTTGCTTGATCTGCAAGTGCCTTAGTATCAATATTAATGAATCCTAAGTTAGAAGTATAATCACTCAGGGCAGAAATACTTGATCCATCAAGAGGATTGATTGTATTATCCTCATTTGGAGGAACTGCTTTTGCTTTGAATCTAAAGTTGCCATTTGCATCTTTAACATACACAGTCTCACCAATTTGGAAAGGAGTGCTGTTAGTCTTAGTGTCAACTGAAGGATCCTTTACAAGTCCAATAATTTTTGGAGTAACATTTGCAGTTTGTACAGCGATTCCGTCGAAGAATGCATAGAACTTAGTTCTAGGTTTGAGTTTCTTAACGTTGAACTCAATATTTCTAGAACGCATAAAGTTGATGTGCTCTACAGAAACAACTCTATTACCGAGAGACTGTTGCTCAATAATAGGAGTCACTCTAAAACGAACACCAGTTCTGGATTGTCTTGTGGTGGTTGTGGTAGTTCTTGTAGTTCTAACTTCAACTCTTCCCTTTCCTCTTCTAGTTTCGGAAACAGATGTAGAAGTTCCCGTCCAAGTTGTTTGCCAAGAATTCCATTGAATTGGAGCAAAACCATTCTGATCGGCATTAAAGTCACGAACAGTTGTAAGGAAGTTACCCTCTAAGGTTGGTCCTTTGATTGGAGAAAGTGATTTTGTATCTACCCAGTTATCGGATTCTGGATAAAGTGTAACATCACCAATAAAAGTAAAGACGTTAAATGGGTTGACGTTCTCTACTCCAGAAGCATAATCTTGCTGCAATAAGAGTTCATCGGTAAATGGCAGAGTTACAAGACTGCCAGTCTGCGTGATATTTGTAGAGGATGTTCCAAAAACAAGAGGAACTTGAGTAGTGTAGTGACTTGGACGTAATTCACCTGCTTCAAAGTCAACAGAAACTCTATAGTCTGGGTGTAAAGTGTCACTAGTGGCGAGACTTGCAAAGTTATCAACAATAAATCCATTCTTAAATCTATCAAGACCACTGGTGTCTCTAATAGACATGTTTGCAGTTTCACTTTCAAGCAAAGAAAGTTGAGTGTAATATTCTAAATTCTTGATTCTTTCATCAAGTTTTTGAATATCTCTAAATGTATATCTTCTAAAGTTTGTCTCAACAATACTTACATCTTCTTCGACATCAAATACATATGGATTGTAAGTGATGGTTGCTAAGAGCATTGCATCATCAATGTCTTCTGGTTGAACCAGAGTTTCTGCTGGGGATCCTTTTACAATTTGAATAACGTTATCTCTGTTAAGGAATACCTTGTCAATTCTTCCAAGATAGTGCTCATAACTAATAATTGTACTATCGCTTCTTCCTGGAATACCAACTAAGTTTCCAGTAAAGGCACGATTATCAAAATCAAATTTACCACCAGAGGTTAAAGTAAATGGTGCTGTTCTAGAACCAGATCCACTGAGATTTGATGGGACAATTGGTCTATAGTCGATTGCATCACGGAGAGGCAGACCAAGGTAACTTGGAATTTCTTTATACTCTGATGCTGGATAGGAGTCTACTGTATAGAAACCAGTTCCACTTGTAGTTAAGAATCTGTCAAAGATAACGAGAATCTTATGCGTTGGCGCAGTAAAACCTGCTTTTCTTACAATTCTAGAATAGTCATAATATTGATCTCTTTGACCATTATCTAAGGTGTAAGTATCAGTAATGTCCTTAGAACCTAAAACAATAGAACCAGCTACAATAGTCAATGATGAATTTTGTGAGGAAATAGTTTCAGAATCAGTAAACTTGTCATCACCTACAGGGATAAAGTAAACATAGTTACTATCAATAGAAACCACTCTTGCTCTAGATCCTGAGATAGATCCAGTGATAATATCATCAATTTGCAGGGTTCCAGTTAGGTTCGTATATTGAAAACTTGGAAGAATTGGATCTTGGTCATCCTTAGATTCTAAGATTGCTTTAATCTTAATTACGTCTGCACAACCTAAAGAAATTTCAGTATCTTCAATTCTATAACCATAACCAGAGGTGCTGCTAGTTAAACCATTGATCGCAGAACCAGTGGTGTCATCAATCTTAAGGATCTTCATCCTTTCAGTTGTCTTGACCTTTGCAGACCTGTCACTCTGGAATACAGTAGCAATGACCTCAACGCCAGTTACAGCGTTGTCTAGACCACTTACAGTGACCGATGATTGAGTTCCTGCAGCTGCACTGAAAGTTGGAGATCCACCAGAGGTTACAATAGTTCCTGTTGGCATTGTTCCACCACCAGCGGTAACAATGACAAAGAAGTCATCAGCATCAGTAGCATCTCTGAATGAAAGACCAGTACCAGCAGTCAAACTGAAAGATCCAGAAGAAACACTAATACCAGTATAACTTTGTCTAAAGAATCCAGATGGAGCAACTGTATTATTTTTGTTTGTGTTCTTAACAGCTAATTGACCAATATCAGTCAAAAGAACACGATTATTAGTATCCTTGATTTCTGGTCTAGTTCTTACTAAAGGACTAGTAATTGCAGAATTAGTAAGAGTGGTAGATCCAAGACGAGTAATATTAAAGCTAAAGTTATTAGTAATAGCAGTAACTTTCGCTTTATGACTTGCATTGTTATTAGAGAACTCGATAATATCATTAAGTCTCAATTGAGACACAAAATTAGACAGAGTTGCTGTTACTGTAGCATTTCCACCAGATACACCAGACAGAATAGGACCAGATCCAGGCAGAGCAACTTTTACATCTAGTTGAACATCAGCAGTAAATCCTCCACCAGCAAGTTGCTTAACATCACTGAAGTTATACGTATATGCAGCGGTACTTGTGGCAAAAGTGCTTCCATCACTAGCAAGGAGAGCTTCTGCTTGTGCAAATGTACCAGTTACACCATAGACGTAACCAGTTGTACCAGAACCACTTGCAATAAAACCTTTAGCACCAGAAGTCGCGCCAGTAATTCTATTTCCAGCGGTCCAAGTTACACTATTAGTAGTTAACTTAGTATACAGAGTAGTATCTGCAACGTTTACTCTATAGATGGTATCAGTAGTATCTCTTGTACCATCTTCGTAACTAAAACCATATACTCTAGTTTTGCCAATAACGGTTCCGTTAGCTGTGCCAGGGGTAGTATTTGTCTCATCACGCAACTCAATTGTCTCATAAAGAGATGGTGCTTGATGTGCATTGGTAATAAGAATGTGATTGCCGAAAGATGCACTTAAAGACTGACTATCTTTACCAATAAAAGTTCTTGGTTTATCTACATCCGTATAAGTTGCAGACTGTTTCTCAGTTCTATATCCAGAGATGTATGCAACACCAGCAGACAATTGAACTGCTACTTTATCTTCAGATGCAGTGTTGCCGTTAGCAGTGGTCGCACCGCTGTCATATACCCCATTGTTGAATCCATCATTAAGATTTTCTCTTACGTCAACATCAAATTTTTTAACGTAATAGTCTCCAGACTCCTCTCTAGTTCTGTTTGCAAGAACTTGATTGATGAATCCAAGATCGCTTCTTACAACTTTTTTCTTGATAGATCCAGTATCAGTTCTAAGAAGTTCAATAAAGTCAGCAGAGTTAGGATCTGTGACATTCTTCTTAACTAAAGTCAGATTAATTTTAAATCTATCTGCACCAGGAGCGGAGAAGTTGGTGCTACCGATGGCATTATCGTAGAGAGTTTCATCTTCATCTGCAGTGATGAGTCTCTCTTCTACTTTCAGACCAACTTTATATGTTGGTGTAGTTCCATACTGATCAAGAATAAGAGTTTGTTCTAGAACAGGTACAAAGTAACCTCTTACAAAGTAAATACCTGCACCAATGTTAGCAGTAGAACCAGTAGAACTTGAGTTTGAGTTAAGAAGTTGTGCTAATGGAGTTCCTGCAGAAATGGTTGTAGATTGATATGTAATATCCTCTTCGCAGGTTAGAACCTCACCATTAGTAAATGTTGTAGTAGTATTATCGCTTGCTTTCTGCAAATACGTTACATAAAACGTAATATTGTTTCTTTCTGAAGTAGCAGCAGAGATAGAGAATGAAACTCTAGCACGAACGCCAGATGTAGCGCCTTTAACAACCTTTCCGTCAATTGCAGCACGATATAACTCAACATCAAGGTTGAGATATGTGTTCTGAATTAAGACTGCGGGAAAATCGTTGTTAAGAGTAATTCCACCAGGAACTACTACAGATCCTTCCTTATATACACCTTGACCAAACGTGTCAATCTGATTCTGCAGAATACTCTGCAGAGTCGTCAGTTCTCTAGCTTGAACTGGATACCCTGGCTTAAAAAGAACTTTTAGAAACCCCTTATCCGAGTCAAAGTCGTCAAAATAAGGGGCGATGTTCAGGTTGGTATTCTGTGCCATTTAGAATTCTATTACTACTTTGAGCTCTTCATTTTGGTCTGCCGATCTGGTGATCGGATTCCTATTATCTATGTAGAGGACTTCTCCAGAGTTAATTTCAATTTCTTGGTTAGCATAACCACCAATAAAGGAGAGACCTAATTCATAAACAGAAACACCAATGGTGATCTGTGATACTGGAATTGTACTTGTACCGAAAGTGGAGTCTGGGGTTGCAGTAACGTTAGAATCCGATGTAATTTCATTAGCACCAGAAAAATCAACTACATTACCCTGATAAACACCATCAGCAGAATCTTGTACATACTTAAGAGTCTTTGTTGTGGAATCGTAAGAAACAACAAATCCTTTTGCATTTGTAGTTGCCTGAGTGATGATATCTCCAGGTGCAAAGTTTCCGCTAGGTGTTCCCGCTCCAGATTGAGGGAACTTGATCGCTCTAGCAGCAGATCTAGTATTTTGATTTGCTACGGTTGTAGTATTAAAATCAAATGGATTTAGTACAAGACCAATTCTTCTATATGTAAGATCGCTTGGAAAATCAACAAAAGCGTTAGTTGTCTCTAACTTAGTAGAGAACATCAAACGATAAGATCCAAGTTCTCTTGCAGCGTCAGATCCATGACCTCCATTTGGAGGAATAACAACATCTAATGACGCCGATGTTCCACTACCGATGTTTGGAATCAGAGAAACATCTACAGTTCCAAATGTATAACCAGAACCAGCAGTGGTCATAATAACGGAGGTAACCGATCCAGATACTACCGTAACAGTACAAAATGCTTGGGTTCCACCATTAATTTCCCAATCACCACGAACAGGAACATTAGTATATGTTCCGTTATTATATCCAGTGCCAGCATTTTCAACTACAATGGTATCAACAGAACCTTGACTAGCAGCAGATTTTACAAGTGAGTTTGTAAGAACTGGAATAAATTCAGAAGTAACAAATTTCAGGATATTATCGGCATCAATAGTATACATGTACTTCCATCTATATGAGTACACTCCAGCGCTGTCACCAGTTTCAATAACAGTGGTAGATGTTCCTGTAGGTTCTACCAGCGATGGGCGACCTTTAGGAAAGTCTGGACTTTGACCATTATACAGACATTTATATACATTGAACTCACTATTCATTACATAATAGTTTGAGTCAAATAATCTCGAAGATCCGTTAGAAGTTGTTTTTGATGGTGAATAGTCTGGTTTGTACATTGAATATACTTTTCCAGTTCCACCAGTAGTATTGACAGGATCAATCCAATCAATCCTAGGAATAACTAAAGCGGTATCTGCGATATCAATTCTTTTGAATGCCACAGAATCTCTATATGAGTCTCGATGATACTCAAAACTGTCAATAGGCTCGTTAGCAGGGGGAGAATCTGGTGTTCCCCATGATTTTGCGCGACCAATGAACATGTACACTCTATTCGTACTGAGAAGAGTGTCCCTGAAACTTTCAGCGGCGTAAATTCTAAATTTATCAGTGACTAATGCCATGCCAATTGAGCTTTCTAGTTATTTATAATGATCTCAGACGGATCTCTGGGAGAAGTGAGATGTTTCCACTTGTAGTTCTAGCAAATGGATATTCTACAGTGAATTCTGTTACACTAACATGAGTTATTTTGTAACTGCCGTCAAATCCATCTCCACTTGTATGCTTGAGATAAATCTCCATTCCAGTGCTGAGATTGTGGTTACCTGATGTGGTAACGGTACATGCTGTACCAGAAGAACTGTAAGTTCCTGTAACAATAGTGTTAGCAAGACCAACTCCAGTAGAAGGACCAGTTCCTTTGAAACCCCTACCGTTAGTTGCTACGGTAAATGTGTTCGCAGATACATCTCTAGATCCATAGAGAATTCTTTCTACACCCCAAGCAGAACCATTCCAGACTTTTACTAAGATTTCACCTTCATCTGGGAATCCAATAGATTGAGAACTATTCCAATAAACGTTTTCTGCAGTAATAGTTGTTGCAGTATCGGTTATCGATGCAGAAAGATATGTATTTGCCAATGGGGTTGTATTAGAAATAATTCTATCTCTCTGAGCTCTTTCAATAGAAACTGGATGACATGGAATCACGTTTGGTGTGGTTATATAACCAGATCCAGAGCGCAAATTAATTACACCAGTTACTTCACCAGTATTTGGAGAGATAGTGGTTTCTGCAAACGCACCTTGACCACCACCAGCAGTAAATACTAAGATTGGTGCTACCTCAAAGTTTCTTCCTGGATTAACAATATTGACGGATACAACTCTACCATTTGATACGAATGCACTAAACTCTGCTGGAGTTGGGCGGAGTCCAGTATATTCATACGTGTCAATCGTAGTAGAACTACTAACAGATGCCAGAATACGATCTGATCCTTCACTTGCAACTTGAACAATATCATCAGGATCCAAAGAGTTAAATGTATCTTCAATTAAGACATCATCAGGAGATCCGAGATATGCGTACATAACAATATTAGAACCAGATCTAGGTGCTTCAGTAAACTCAAGTTGAGACCCAGTAAGATTATATGCGACTCCTGGTTCCTGATAAACTCCATTGATAAAGATCAACAGGTTACCAGAAGCATCGACATCTGGATCATCAGACTCAATAGAGAACGGACTTGTATTCTCTTTGATAATAAAAGTAGTGGAAGAACTATCAGCAAAAGGAGAAAGATCATCTAAAAGATTCAACTGACCAAAGTAGAAGCAGTAGAAGTCCATGTTACCCAGTGGAGCTTCATTGAAAGTAATATTACTTCCAGTATAAGTATATGATTCATTGGTCCCCTTAACCTGTAGAGTGCTATTCAAGAACAGTAAGAAGTTATCGGAGGCTGGTAATGAATAATTAGATCCACCTACTTGTGCAGTAAACGTTGTGTCCACGCCATCAAATGTGACATCATTAATTTCAACTTGGAATTCCTGAGTTGGAGTTCCTGCTAATGTTGCTGTAACAATACCATCGTTGGTGTATCCAGATCCAGCAGCATTGATACTAATAGAAACTACTTCTCCACCAACAACAGAAATATTTGCTGTTGCTCCAGATCCAGTGCCTCTCTTATTGATTAATGGTTCAGCAGTATAAACTCCATCAGTATATCCAGCACCAGCAATTAAACCATCAGTGGTATCAAAGTCCTTAATTCCATCACCAAAAGTATCAAGTGTAAATGTATTGCTGTAACTTGATCTATCAAAATACATAATCAAGATTTCAGAATTTTCTAGAGGTGCTTCTAGGAATGTAATCGTGTCACTTGCAAACGTAAATCCTGCAGGATTCTGAACAATGCCATTGATGACTACCATCAACTGACTCTTAGCAGCAGTTTTTCCAAGATGAGTTCCTAATTCAGAATTATCAACTCTTAGCTTATATTGAGTGTTGATACCATCAACAGACAATTGAAGTTGATGCGAAGAACCAGATCCCAATGAAGTCAATCCAACAACAGATCCGTTTGGTGCATCCAGAAGGCGGATGGTATTAGCATCAACATAATCTACGTAATATGCAGAGTCAGCAGTAAGTCCACCAATAGGAGTTCCAGTTCTAAGATTTGGATAATTACCTTGATCTACGTCTGGAATACTTCCTGGATTATCAATCGCTTCAGTTAGGATTTGAGCTAAAGTAGTAATTGTGCTCTGTACATTTGCACAAGCATTAGGATCAACTGTGATTGTCAAATCTGTATTTGGTGCAATCGTAGTGTATGTTCCTGTAGGTAAACTATTGTTGATTGCAAGCAAAGCAAGATCCCTTGCGTAGTTGTATGCAGCAATAGTCTCTGCTTCCTCTCCACCAATATGAAGAATAGAATTTGTAGGAGCAGTTCTAGTAACACCATTCAAATTGCCAGGATTACCAGTTGTTCCAACTGCTTGAGTGAGAATACCAAACAGAGTTGTCATTGCGGAGACAACGTTCTGACAAGAGTTTACATATCCACCACCAGTAGTTCTAGTGGCATGTGACATACTATCTGTAGATACAGCAGTGGTTACAATTGCAAACAGAGTATCAATAGTAGACTTGATTGCAGCACAACCGCCTGGATCTACAGTAATCGTGGTGTCAAATGTTTGAGTTAATCCGTGAGAACCTTGAACAGTAATAGTCTCATTATTAATAGCTTGTCTACACATATCTCTTGCGAGATTCATAATTGCTACCGTCTCCGCCTCCTCTCCATCAACATGAGAGGTTCCAACATAGTAATTTGCAGCATCATAAGTATAATCGTTACCACCGCTTCCGACATTCTTAGAAACTTCGTTGATAACATCAATAACATCATCAATACAGTTTTGAGATCCTGTTGGTACAGTGAAAGATGGATTTGCAATTAAATATTGCTCAACTGCTTCATTAGCGATGAAAGTCTTATTAGATTGAAGTAAGTTGTACGCATCACCATTTCTATCAGCAACATATCCAAGTGGATCAATTGAAATACTAGGATCAGTGTATTGTGTTCTAGAAGTGTGTGCTGCTGTGATTGGATAGTTTTGAATTACATCCTCGCAGAGTTCCAACGCAATGTTGAATACCTGAACAGTTTGATCTTCTTCTCCAGCAACATGAGCACCACTTACATAGAGATTAGCAGCGTCATAGACCTCGCTGTTGCCACCATAGGCAGTGTTGTATGCAATGACCTCAACAATATCAATAACGTCGTCAATACAATTCTGACTTCCACCTGGAACAGCAAACGCAGAGTTAGCTGGATCAGCAAGCATTCTTCCAACTGCTTCTTCCGCAATAAACTCTTTATTTGCTCTTAACAGGTTTCTGGCATCTCCATACCTATCAGCAACTAGTACAGTTGTACCAATGTAAGAGTTAGCAGCAGCAACCGTAAATGCGTTTCCACCATAACGTAAGTCATTTGCCCATGCAGCAATAACTAATCTAGTATCTCTAGCACAGACAGATCTATCGTAATCTGGAAGTTGACCATTAGTGAGAGATGGATAGGTTGCTTCCAACCAACCAATTGTCTCTTCTACAATGTAATCAATGTTGTTAATAACAAGATCTCTAGCATCTAAGAATCTATCACCGCCAGCATCATATACAACTCTTTGATTTGCAACTAATCCATGATTGGTTAGAGTAATTTGGTTAGATGTTGTGTTTACAATGCTAGAAGATGTTGGATCAAATGCAACGGATCTCGTATTGAGACTATCAACTTTAGATACTACACAAGTAAGGATTTTCTGGATATCTAAAAGTTGTCTTCCAAAAAGGAGAACTTCTGTTGGTACAGCTGCACTGTAATCTGGTTTACCCAGTGCAAAATTAGCGATAGTTGAAAGTTTTCCAGTATTTTGTGCAGATGGTTTTGGTGTTACTAATGTAATACCATTGGTCGTTCTCAAAGTATTTGGTGGTTGACCAGGAATCCACCAGTTGTAGAGATCGTTTGTGACGTAATCTCTAGTTGGCATTGGTCTAAAGTCTTTGAATACTTTAGTTTCGAGTAACTGTGAACCAAATACCTTAAATCCTGCTGGGTGTGCAGCAAATTTAATAGGACTCTTCCAATCTGCAATATTAACAGAAGAAGAGATTTCATATGAAAATTCTTGGAATCTATCACTGTCATAAAGTCTCTGTTCGTTAATATCAAGGAATCCTGTTGTTTTTTCCCATTTATTTCCAGAAATACTAATCGGTGAAACTTCAAACGTAGCGTCTGCTCTGTCAAACGCATGGATTTGACCGAAAGCAGCAGTTTGATCACCAAATACAGGTTCACCTACCTTGAACTCACCTTCAAAAATTTCAACACTAACAACTCTTCCCTTTGAATCCCAATTCTTAACTAAACCTCTAGCGGTAAAGGAACTAGATGATGCACCCTGATAGATAATTTCACCAATAGCGAAATTAGCTGGTTTCATAAATGCTTTGATATTATCTCCAAGATCCGTTGTTTCAAGAACAAATGTAGCAAGACCATTGTTACCTAAAACTGGTTGAGTTGTAAAGTTAATATAAGTTCCAGCATTAGCATTTGCAAGAGAGGTTGCTAATCTAATTTGATTATTCGCTAATCCATTTGCAATGGTATCTTCAATAGCGTAGTAGGTCGTGCCTGCAACTAAAGGTTGAGGTAAGATGCCAAAAACTTCTTTCAAGGTAACCGCAGTTCCAGTAGGAATTTTGGTATCATATGGGAAGTTAATAGTGCTATTAGAAGTTAACGCAACAAAGTTATGAGATACTTTTGCTTTGACGACTGGAGCTGATAAGAATCCTCTTCCAGGGTTAATAACTTCAACTTCTTGAATAACTTCGTTTTGGATAATTGGATTTAACTGGAAAGCAGAACCACTAGAGTTCTCAAGAACAATTTCAGGTATAGAAACAAAAGAAGAACCTCCATCAATTACCTGTAGATAATTAATTTCTTGAGTTCTAATTAATTGTAAATTATATGTTGTGTTCAACTCTGGTTTCAGAGTTCTATCGTGACTGTAGTTGTAAGTGATGTTATCACCACCAATCTTAATAATCTGACCAAGATCAGATGACTTAAGCAAGATAGATGCACCATCTCCAGTTTTTTGGAGAATATTAATAACTGGAGCAGTCTCAAATTGAGTACCACCATTCTCAATAGTAACATTAGTTACGCCTTGATTGGCAAGTTCAGCGTTAAGAATTGCATTGATTCCATTCCCACCACTAACCTCAACATCAGGAGAAGAAAGATATCCAGATCCACTATTGCTTATAGTTACTGAGTCGATGGATGCATTAATCTTTGTAATAACTGTTGCTGGGTTTGCATGAGAAAGACCAGTGACAGTCAAAGTAAAATCATCAGCTCCATCAGCACCACCAGTGATCTGAGCACCAGAAACCGTAATTACGTCTCCTAGTACATATGTACCACCACCAGCGGTAACGGTCACACTTGAGATATCTTGAGTAACCGCATCGATGATAACAGTAAACTCAACATTAGTTCCTCCAGTTGGAGCGACAGACTTTTGAGTTACTCCTGTATACGTGCCAGCAGTAAAGTTTGCAGATGTATTTTGAGATGTAATAGAAACGGCATTGACAGATCCATAATACGGATCGTCAAGAATGATGGATGGTGGTTGTCTATAATTGGATCCAACCCCAGTAATGGTCAAACTTTCCAATGATCCTGCATTTGGTCCTGTAGTAGGAACAACTGAAGCTACTGTTGCTTGAGTTCCACTAATAGCACTAATAGATGCTGAAGATGCAGACGAATATACTTTATTAGTATTTGCATTGGCAGAGGTGTACATAATGTACCCCTTGTTTGCTGCTCCAGTTACATTATTTCTAATTGGTTCTACTCTAAGAGTGGATGTATCGGGAGTCCAGGATATAACTCTACCTCTAGCAGTTTGATTTCCAACTACTTGCTGAGATGTTACAATTTCACCAGGAAAAAAGTCACCAAGAACAGATGTTAATGTCAGATCAACAAAATCTGGCATCGTAACTACTGCAGTAGGTAAAGCGCTGCCGTTGTATCCAGACCCTTTATTGGTAATTGATGTAGAAGAAAGTTGACCAGCAATGGTAGCAGTTGCAGTTGCACCAAATCCAGATCTACTACTTCCAGTCAGAGCAGGTAAAGAAGAGTAGTTTCTACCTGGATCTCCAATTGTAATTGCTCCAATACCACCTTTAGCATAAATCGAATTAGTAATATAAGATACACCATTTCCAGATCCAGTATATCCAGACTCAGGTTCAATACTTACTGCATATGAAATGCTCAAATCGGTTACAGATGTAACTGTATTAGTCCCGATCACTGGGTCATTAATTACATTAAAATAGGATCCAGATCCACTTGTAGTGCTATTAATATCAAAGAAATAGAAAATACTAGCAAGATCTTGGACTGTAATAGTAATAGATTCTTGCTCGCCAGTGATTATGTCATTTTCAGTAGCAAAAATATTCTTATAACTGAATATATCTGTATTATCAGCATCTTTAGTAAATGCTAATCTCTTTCCAGTATGAGACGCATCTGAGACATCAAACTTATATTTGTGTCCGTTAATAAATTGATATTTCGCCTCTTTCACATATGGTAAGGCGGATGTAACATCAGCAGCAGCAACAGTTCCAAAATTTCTCTTTACCGCAGCTCTTCTATTGCTATCAACTCTAACAACTGAGTAATCAACTTTGTCATAGTCGGATGGAGTAATTCCAGTGAGTCTAACAGTATCACCAACATTAAGATAATGTGCAGAGTTAGAATGTATTACTAATTCTTTCTCTACCTCTGTAAGCGTAATAGTAAATCCAGAACCAGCAGAAGGAGTTAGATTATTACCTAGATTTAAGTTGATAGCAGAGATAGTATCCCCAATCTCGTATCCAACTCCAGGTTCGGTAATTGTTACTGTAGTAACTGCTCCACCACTTACGACGATAGTTGCCTTACCATTTATACCATTTCCACTAGTAGTTAATGGTACATTTGTGTAAGTTCCATTCAGATAGTTAGATCCACCAGTGATAGAAGACCATCCACCCTGATATAGATTTCCATCTGTTCTAACTCTTTGGAATGTCCACTCAACGCCACCAACACCATCAATTACAGTTCCAGAGGTGTGGGATGGAATAGTTGCTCCAGAGGTTCCTGCTGCTTTTGCTCGGTATACATTTCTACCGTTAAGTACGAGATCACCTTGCTCATATGCAGTAGCAGTCACCCAAGTAGATATTAACTTGGCGCTTTGTAAATTAAAATACTTAAAGTAATAATCATCATTATAAACCTGCACCGTAATGTCTTTTGAGTAAGAATTATCAGTTACGGATGGAGTAATTAAATCTCCTACCTTTACGTAATGATTTTCAGTGGTATTAATTGTTACAGTAGATTGGTCATCATTATCGACAGCAAACGATAAAGTATTAACTGGAGCTCCAGTTACGGAGGAGACAACTGCACTAAGACCACTACCACCAGTATCATCCTCATCAAAGGTAAGTCTATCATTTACTTTATATCCGTTACCAGCACCTTCAATTAGGTATTGATCTACTCCACTAGAGGAATACTTATTTGTAGAAGATACAAACAGAGAATCTGCTTGAGTTCCTTTTACTAATGGATAATATGCAAAATACCCAATACCATCTTCATCATATTGGAAGAATTCTCCAGTTTCAAGAGTAATAATCGTTGTAGTATCTTCCATTGCGAGGAAGAAGAATTCAATATCCTTAAGTTGTTTTCTCTTGACTGTTAATGCATCAACATTAATAAATGGTCCTTTGTAACGAATGGCGTCTTCAGTAAAACTTTTCTGCAGACCATTTCCGTTCCAGTTAACTTCATCAGCTTGACCATAGAATTGTGGTCCGACAAAGTAAGGGAATTTTGGTCTACCAGTTACACCATCAATACTGCAGAAGTATGCATAAACTCCATTTGGATACTCTGGAGTAACACAAAATCTACCATTGTACTGATCAAGGTCACCAAGACCCTCAACATACTCATAATCTTCAATGTAAGTTCCAAGAGGATCCGTTAGACCTGCTACTAAAGAACTTCTAGATGATTTAATTCTGTAACTAGATGAAAGTTGTTTATATTCGTTAAATGGATTTTTATTCTCAGAATCTTTAAAACCGTATGGTCCATAGATTGGATGTCCATCATACGCCCAACCAAGAATAGGAGAATGCTTGGTTGGATTTAATTCTGCGTAACTATCACTAATATTGTCTTCAAGAATAAAACGAAGTGCAACAGGATTGAACATGTGCCCATATTCACCACCATAAATCAAGAAGTTAGTTCCTTCAAAAGATCCTCCATTTGCAGAATCAAGAGTTTTTCTTGGAACATACGTATTTGCATTTACTCCCAACTCAGAGGCACTTGCAGATTCATTGTATGTAAGTTCAGTTAGTGACGTTTGGAACTTTGCACCTTCACCAGGATATACAATAAAGACCTCTGTATTACCTGCAGAGTATCCGATACCTTTATTTGTAACTACAATGTTGGTAACAATGTTAGTATTTTGATCTACTTGAGCAAATGCGGTAGCACCAACTCCATCACCGACAATAACAACGTCGGGTGGACCAAAATATCTCTCACCACCAAAAGTTACAATAATACTTTCAATTTTGCCATTCAAAATTGATGGATATGCAACAGCACCGTTACCAGAAACCAATGAAACGTTAGGTGGATCGATATAAGCGGTTCCTGGATTTGTAAGTGTGATTGCACTAATAGGTCCCCTGACAACTGCCTCTCCAGTCGCTCCAGAACCGCCTCCACCAGTGATATTGATCGTTGGGACCGAAGTATACTTAGAACCAGAATTGGTAAGGTTAATGGACGTTACAGCGCCGTTTGTGATGTTACATGTAGCGGATGCAGCGTTAGTAGCAGTCGTTCCACCACCAATGATAGAAATAATTGGTTCAGTAGTATATCCAGATCCACCATTAGTTACGTTGATAGAAATAACCCTACCATCGATAGATGTTGTTGCGGCAGCAGGGGTTCCTTCATATTGCCAGCTAACTTGACCTAAAAGGATAGATCCACTAGTATGAGTTGGATATACATCAGGAGAAGTCAGTCCAGCGGTAAGTGCTCTGTATCTGTTGCCATTCCACTTTACTCTTGTTCCGATAGCGTATGTTCTGTCAAGTTCATAGTCACTTTCAAATTCAACGACAGGTGGATTTGCTAAATCAAATCCATCTCCACCAGAAATTGTTTCGATACTGAGGATTCCACCGAACCTTTTCTTATTTTCAGACTTATATGAGAAAAATGGAACTCCATTGACACCAATACCAACTTGACCAATAGGAGTATCTTGCTTTGTACTCTTTACCTGTGGAACCAGTGGAATACGTTTTAAGTATCTTTGATTTCCAGGATCTAAATCGTCATTTGCAAAAGGACCAATTTTGTAACTAGGAATACCAGAACAAGCTACAATGGCATTATCAGTGCTCTTATATGTGTTTTGAATACCTGTGGTTGAATCTTGAATACCCTGTCTAACACTAGAATAATCACTCTTACCAAAAGAAAACTCTCTAGTAGCAATGAATTCAACAGTAACACCTTGATTTGGAGTTGATGGAATTGTAATGTTAAATGTTGTAGGAGATCCAACACCATCGACAGAAAATTCAGAGTTATAAACGTCTTCTGGACAATTTAAGATTTTTACAACATCATCACGGATTAATCCATGTGGATCTTTAGTTGTAACGGTTGCAGTCACACTTCCATTTGCATTTGGAGTAGAAAGTGTAATTGATGTTCCTGCAAACGCCTTTCTAATATTATATACAAAAGAATCCCAAATAGGATCAATACTGTCAAAACCAGGAGACAATGGTGTCGTAATTTTACTGTCTGGTAAATAATATCTACCACCAGAATTCAAGTTAATGCCTCTAGTGCCACCAAATAGAGACAGAGTAATTTCTGAATTATCTACACTAGAAAATCCGTAAACTTTGAATGCAGAGATAACTGGTTGACCAGCAATATGTTCGGAAATGATAGTATTATCTCTTGCTCTTGTACAACCAAGAAATTGTGTTACTGTTTTTTCTGCATACGAAATAATTTCGTCTTCAATACGAATTTTTCCGTTTGATTCTGGCCATCCAAGTGTGGAATCAACGGTTACGATAGTATCATTTAATACATTATTTCCAAGACCAAAAGCAAGCGTAGTTTTATAAGGAGTTACAAATGTTCCTTCGGAATTGTTAGTATCTACGTCAATTTCGTAAATAACACCTTCTTCAGTAAAAACTTCAACAACACTCTTTACATAAATTCTTGCAGAGTTGACTTCTGAATCAGTCGGATCATTTTCTTGCAGTAAAACTTGACCAACAAGTTCTAGTGGGTTGCCAGAAAGTTTCTGAGCTCTAATAACTTCTCTAGAGACGTAAAATGCGTCAGATGGTTTAAAAATTCTGTCTCTTGGATACTTAACTTCCGACTCAACGCCGAAAATTGTTCTCATAATAAACTGGAAAGATCTTGTAGTACCTTTAGAGGCATAAAAATCTTTAATTCTCTTTACAACAACGTTCTGATTGACAGATTCGTAAAAATCTTTTGGATAGTTTGCAAGATATTGCTCTTTGAACTTTTCAAGAATGTAAAGAGGGAAAATATTGTTAAGATTGGTGACGGTTGCACCAGTAGTGTGAGTTTCGGCGGCAGTTTCTTCAAATACGAAATTTGCAGTAGAACCTACAGAAGAAACTCCAGAAAAACCTCTTACACAGTTTTGGAAAGAAGTTGAGATTTTACCATTGTAGTAAATAATCTCATTTCCAATCTTAATAAGACCCTCATTTGGAAAATCTCTAGTATTAGTAACATCAATACTAGTTGCGGTTGAATTAGCAACAGAAATAAGAGTAGTTTCAGTTACTAGATCAGCATATTGATCAATATTATAGTATTGATCCCAGTTTTGAACAATATCAAGAGGATTGCCCTTTAGTTCTTGAGATTTATAATATTTTTTAACAAAATCTACGAACGTAGAATAATCTTCCCTTACAAACTGAGGGAATTGTGAGAATATTCTGTCCGAGACTTTTGATTTAGACTCTGGACTAACCTCAGATGGAACTGGAGGTACAGTTACCTGAGTTGTGGGCGTAGTCCACGAACTAACTTTCCAAGAAGATGTAGGCATTCTCGACTTTAATTATAACTGGACTCTAAAGTAACTCCAGTTCCAGAAACATTGGAACCGCTGCTGATAACGTCTTCAACAACGTTAACCACAGTATTATCTATGCCAATTGTCAAATAGGTTTCTCTGAGAGAAATCAGGTCATTTGACTCTGGAACAGCATTGATACGGATTTGGTTAATTTCATATGGAGTATCTCTAATAATTACATCATTAATTACTACTTCACCTAAGATGTAGTCAACAGAACCCCACAAACCATCAATAAACTCTTTTTCTCCAGTGTCTTTGACATAGAAAAGTTGAAGCAATCCTTTACCATCATCTTGTAGATAATATGTATTGACCGCATCACCAGCGATATTAAATCCTGTTGTGGTTACTGATGGTTTATCAGTAGAAGAGAAGATGGAATTTCCGTAACAAACTTTATAGTTTACTCTTGCATTCAAAGTCACAGGAACATTCTTTCTCATCATAATCTTAGTGATATTTGATGTGAATGAGGGATCGGAGTCGTCAATAATCTTTTGCAGTTTGGAATATTTGAATTTTCCGCCAAATTTGTTAAATTCAGAACCAGAGTTTAAAATATTAAACGCAGCAATGACAATGTTCTTTAGATCTGATTGAGTTCTACGAGTTAAGTTGGGATTAAAATATACGAAACTTGTAATGTCAATGTAGAGAACCGATGGATCAATAATTTTTGGCTCTACAGCAGCAACAGAGTATTCTCTAAGTTTTTTGAGAACATTATTTTTCTCTGCAAGAGAAAGTTTATCTGCATTCTTAGGTTTAATTGCTAAGAATACTTTTCCATACTCAGGGGGATCTGCTTCTTCACCACCGTAAGCGGAGATGGATTGAATGTTTGGATAGATCTGTGGCAATAAGACTTCATAGTCTCTAGTTGATACCGCTCTACCAAAAGCAGAGTAAAATTTAGGAGCAGAAAACTTAATTGACTCTGTAGATTCTTGAACTGCACCTCCATCTGGATTTTGTACTAGAGTTGTAGTAATTCCAGATGTGATTGTATTGCTGTTGTTATCTCTAACTGTACCAATAAAATCAAATGAAGTTAATCCATTTGCACCGCTTCCACTACTGGTAGTGTATGTTACACTAATAACGTCTCCATCTAGTAGAGCTTTACCTAAAGTGTTGTCACCAAATAATACTTCTGGTCTTCCATATTCAGACTCTTCTAAGAAATAAACTTTAGCGCTACTATCAATCTTAGTGATGTCCGTTGCCTTAAGGTAAGACTCAGTAGTAGTTCCGCTAGTTACCTCAACCCTAAGGGTAGTAGTATCAATGTTTTCATTGGTGAGAATAAATCTTTGTCTTTCACTAGTGTCTCTAACAAAAGTATCAGTTAAGAATACACCCTCATATAAATTGAGATTACTAAATGTTGCAACTCCAGTTAAACTATCTACAGAAACACTTTGGTCTGAGTTTGTAGAGAATACAAAGTTATCGTTATCTGGTCCAGTGAAGTTTAATACAATACCTCTTGAAATGGTTACTGTCTTAGGATATGGAAATGCAGTCTGAATTGCGACGTTAACTGGCATCGACGAAGATCGGGCACTCTTAGGAGTGTATCCGATCATTCTTGCAAGTTTTACAACATTCTCTCTAAGAACTGCGGTCTCAAGAAAGTTCTCATTGACAATCAGGTTGGCGTTCATCGCCGTATAATATGTGTTATACGCAAGAACATCCAAAAGAACAGTCAAAGACGATCCTTCAAAGTCGTAATCCGAAAACTCAGATTGACCTTTTAGGTAATTTTTGATCTGTAACTTAATCTCGTTATATTCTAACGAGTTTACCTGATTAAATGCCATTATGGTTTAAATACTAAATCTAGATTGTCAATCTTGGGTTGAGTGCCCAATATGATGTAATTAATTTTTGCTTGCATGTCATTGCCAGTTTCATCAAAGATAACTGCAACATCATAACAAGTCACTCTAGGTTCGTAGGAGTTGATGGAATCCTGGATGTTACCCTCCAGTTCAGAAGCAAGTGTATCCGTATAATTTTCAAAAAGTTGCCTAATTATATTTCCACCAAACTGAGGTAAAAAAGGCTTCTCAAAAAAATTGTACCTAACAATGTTTTTTACAGACTCTTTAATCGCTTTCTCATTCTTTAGAGTCAAAACATCCTTAGTTACAGGGTTTTTTTCAAATGTTAGACTAAAATCTCGGAAAGATTTTGAAACAAACGCCATTTTTACAGTTCGACCATGATTTATTTATCAGGGTTTCAAAAACTAATCGCTCAAACGCTCAACATAGTCATCAAATCCGTTTTTACGGTCTTTGGAAGGCGCGTTTTTCGCTTTTTTTGCTCTATTGAGGTATTTGTCGGACCTTGGATCAGTGATTAGGGTCATTCCAGACTTCATAAAGTCCTTTCCCAAGTCTGTTCGATGATTGCCCATGAAAAAAACCTCCTAAAAGTTCGTTTTAGAACTTTTAAAGAGGTTTCTATCTCTCTTTTATTTATTTTCCTTGTCCGCGATACGCTTTTTTCGCCTTATTACGCGAAGTGGCTGCGTATTTTGTGTTTTTAGACGATCCCTGACGAGTCAATTTGGGTTTTGCGGGTACATAACCATCTTTTACGAGACCAGTTTTCGCTTTTGCCATTGAAATTTAGCGGTTTACCCGTAAATCCTAGTAGTACCAAGCGTTTTTGTCAAGTCATCCGCCGATGTAAACCTTTTTTGCGCCTGCTGATAGACCATTGTTGCCTACTGCATCACCGCAATTGACATTAGAACCCAATCTTCCGCATTTTATATTGTTTACATACACAGAATTGCTCCCATCAGCGATCCCTCGTGCTGATCCTGCGTGAGTTGTCTGTCCACAAGTGTGTGGAGCATACTGATCACCCACTCTACCGACTTGCATATTGCCTGCAAAGACGTTTGAGGACCCCTGTGTGAGGTTTGTTGGGGGAAAACACCCGTGTCCAGTGGATTGACCACCTACTACTGCTGGAGTTGTTGCCATTATGTTCCGTATCTAATTTTGTTAGCGAGGATATCTTGTAATTTATCGCGTCCAAGATCCCAATTATTAAGAATCGTATGATTTGTTGATATCGTTTGAGTGAAAGGGACGCCTGCACACAGTAGATTCAACGTATATGTATATGTTACAACTATAGATGCTCTAGGATCTGGTTTGTATCTAATCAAAGTATCACATGGGTTTGGAATCTCTAACTCATACTGACCACCAATGCCATCTGGGTCGGATACGTTGTTCTTGCTAATGTTGTATATACGCCCCGCAGGATCGCTTATACTGCTCTGTAACTCAATGATAGGGGTATGATTAGGGTTACCCGTCGTATCGTCCCTGTACTCCCATTCTCGCTGGTCAAAGTACGTCTCATTAAACGTTCCACTAATACTCAATGTGAGACTAGTGCTAGGAGTTGCATTAGGAGTATATGTTAGATTACCTATAGGAAGACCTGGATCTAGTCCTGGTTGAAAATTAGTAATTAACGTTGGAGTTACTGAGGTTAATGCTACGTTAACAAGGGTTTCAACAATAATACCATTACACGGTTCCATCACAAGTAGGATAGAATCGCTAAATGGTACACCTATAGTAGCATCATTGAACGGTCTGGATAAACTTGCCATAACTTAGAGACTACGCGGGGGTTACGCGATTTTTTTACCCTCCAAGAGTATTTAATCGATCTTCATGGTCACAAACAATATCTACCAGTTTCTCATACTCATCTGAACCAGGACGCCTCATCATCATCTTAGATTCGTTCACACGCTTCTCTAAGGCATTCACACGCGCCCATAAAAGTTCTAACTCAGCATCATACCTGAGTCTTTCATTGTTTTCAGACTGAATACTTTTCTTTTCCAACAAATTGCTCCTCTAAGTTGTAGTTCATAACCCAGTTCTCAGTTACCACATAGTAACCACTGATGTTTTCGCCATCACACTGGAAGCCATAGGTCCTCACTTTCTCACACACTCCATCAATGCAGAACTTCTTGTCACTGTGAAGGTATGAGTGATACCTTTCGTCCAGATTAATCATGGCAGTTTTGTCTCTGATGTAATTATATCAAATACACACCGCACCTACAAGCCCCCTAGGTAATCCTGTAATATTGATTATACCATCCTTTACTTCTTTGTCTAAGTTACCTCCGATGGTCAACTTGTCACGTTTTACCTTTGCTTCCTTTGCAGTCCATAACTCATAGAACTTTTGTTTGTCAGAGGTGATCTCTGAGGCACTAAAAAATCTACGAGAAATATTTTCAAAGGGACGTTCTCTCGTAATCTCAATATCTATGCCGATGGGCATGGATGCTACCGCAACTGCAACGAAGTCGCCGCTGTCGGATTTGTTCCAATGCACAATGGCAGGTTTTTTGCAACTCAATTTACCCTCCAAGAAATCTGCGATACAAGCTCGGATGATCTTGGAATGACTGATCTGGGGCGACTCGAAAAGGTATACAAGAAATTTTTCACCCAAAAAAATTTCTGAAATAGGGATCCTAAGTTTTTCAACGAACATGATAGTACGGACGCGAATGCAAGACTTTATAGATTAGCTCTTTAGGTACCATATTAACACGGGCTACGCCCCACCGCAACGGGGGCGGGGGCGACTGCCCCTCAGTCCTCCCAGAAGATGGGCAGTGCCTCTACTGCCTCGTCGTGGTAGAGTTCAGCGAAGAGACCAGCGATCGCAGCAGACGATGCACCCAGGGGATGCTCTACGCTGCCGTCATTCATGCACCACACGGTGCGGCGGGTCTGCAGGTCGGTGCTCATGGAGTAGGTCATCAGTCGGTTGCTGTTGTGTGTATTGTACAGGGTCTGGCGTCACTTGGCAACGCCGAAGACCAGATCAGCGATGGCGTTGGTGTTGGCATCAGTGCGACACCAGCGGTAAGGGTCTGCCTTGGGGTTAGCGGGCACTGCCCAGATCATGCACTCTTCGCCCCATGCCTGAGCGATGCGGTAAGCGTGGTTCATGTCGGTTGCCCAGTCGCAACCGTGGGGGTCAAAGGTGCCCCATGCTGAGGGTTGGACTGCGAAGGTCATGGTGGGCATCGGTCGTTTGCGTTGTTGATCTAATTATAGAGGGTCAGCGGCACAGGTGCTGTTGGTGCAGTGCCACTCCTGCAACCGCACCCTGTCGGATGTAGTCTGCAGCGAAGACGCCAACGATAAGGGCGAGGGAGACGGATGCAATGAGTTTCATGATAGAATCAGTCGCGGTCGGAAATGTTCCAGACGCCCCAAGCGGGGGCATCGATCAAGTCGTTTGCAGCACGGCGGCACTGACGAGCGCGGCGGTCTGCCTCCAGACACTCCATCGCGATGGACTTCAGAAAGGGGTTGGATGCATAGATGCCGTCATCATCGAAGAGGGACTGTGCCATGGGGAAGTCGGATGGTTTCATGGGTTTGTTGTTCATGGGTCTATTGTAGGTCAATTGAAGACGTAACCCGACTCGAAGGGGACAGTCTGTCCATTGTCCATGATGTACCAAGCGAAGTCTTTCTGAAACACGCCGTCGGTAGCACCGTTGCAGAACTCATTGATCAAAGCGTTCAAACGGGACTTAGTGGTGTTAGACTGCCAACCGCCGTCAAAGATCCGCATCCATGTGTCGGTGATCTCTGCAATCTTGTTTCCATGGAGTCGGACGGTAGAGACGCTGCCGACGGTCTCGACACAGGTGTTGGAGTTGGACCAGTTCTTGCCTGCGTTGATAGCGGCGTTCATTTGGGATTCGATCTTACGCATGATGTGGTGGGGTGATTGGTTGATGTCTTAATTATAGCGGTCAGAGGGTGGGGCGGCGAGCACCGATGTGCCAGTTCACCCACTGTCCCAATGACCTGTCACCAGACAGCAGAAGCGCTACGATGTCACGCTTGCGAGTTTTGTAGGTGTACTCTACCAGCGGACCTTTGAACCAGCGAACTTTGAACGTACCTGTGAGCGGGTTAACCTTGAGAGTCCAGACGCTCTGTGAGACTGAAGGGGAGCAGGTGTTGATGCTGATCATGTGGTTCGTTTGGTATGTACCCATTATAGGCACAGGGTCAGACGGTTTGGGGTCGGTGGTGGACAGATGCTAGACTGTCACCCTTCTAGGATCATCATGATGATCAGCAGCAGCATTCCAAACCCTTTGAGGATTTTCTTTGTCATCATTCAGCGGGGAAGTTTTTGCAGACAGCATTACAAAGGACACGGATCAAATCCTCCATGTCGTCTTCACTAATCCATGGACTATTGTGCTGGGTAAACTCTTCGACGATTCCATCAATGTCCCACATGAGTTGTTCGCGTTGGGAGAGCATTTTGAGTCGATCCATGATAGTAAACTCAGAAAGGGTTGGTCCAGTTGTCACATTGGCGCTGTGAGATCTCATCACATTTGCAAAGCATATCGACGAAGTTGTTCCACTCCTCACGCTTGGCAATTGTATCACCTCGCCATGATGGATTCTGCTTTACAAAGACTTTCCAGTTGTAGCGGAACTGTTGCAGAACTTGTGCTTTTGTGTAATGGCGCATGTGGTTTTGTAACTGTTCTCATTATAGACACAGGGTAAAAGGGAATGCGACCTGCTGTGTGACACTTTGCCAACTGACCCTGGTCAGCCGCCCTGATTAACATTTAAGGGCGACACAGTTAGTGTTAGATAAGGGGTTGCATTCTCACGACCTCAGGTGCTGTATCATCCACCTGAATAGTGATAATGTGAAAGTGAGGATTGAGGCGCTGGCATGTAGCGATTGCCTCCTCTCTTGTCTCAGCAATGTAACTCAGAATGTCCCACTGTTGATGACCATTAGGGCGGATATGTTCGCCGTAGAGATTGAACTTAGTCTCTTCAATCATAGGGGAAAAATGAGGATGAAGTGGAACCTGTGTAGTAAGGAAAGGGTGCAGCATCCTCCCCGAACATTTGGTAGTAGAGTTCGCTAAAGATAGCGAAATCGTCTGGCGTTTCGTTATTCCAGACTTTCAGGATTGCATCGTAGTTCATATCAGTTACCGTGGAAGGCATCGTGTGCATCAAGGACGAAATCTATGACTTCATCAGTTGCACTAACGTTAAAACGGTCGCAGTACCAATCAACGCACATGTCTGCAGGGAACATAGTATCGAACATGAAATCCTGGAGTTCTTGGAGAGTGTTGGTCATCTGTGTTTTGTTCATGATGGTATATTTGCACAGATCGGGACCGATTGCAATCCAGAGTGTGCCACCTTGTCAACCGTCCACGGGCGGCTTGAATTCTCAATAAGAAAGAGTAGTTGAGAATGAAAACATTTGCCGCTAAGTATAAAGAACTCCTGTGACAGTCAAGAAACTGTCACAGGAGCGGTTGTTAATATTCAGTTTTGGTGTAGTGTATATTCAGTCGGAAATGTATCCGACAAAGTAACACAAACCCTCTGCTACAAATTTGTTAGCGAGTCCCTGCAATTCAGGGTGATCATAGATCAAGTCAGTGTCAAGTAGATGTTGGATCATAGCGACCTCATCGTCCACTGAATTGATACATGTATCGGGGCGTACATTACTCTTCATAGTACACATCATCCTCATAGTCGAAATCAACGTTCTTGATACGCTTTGCGTTAGATACATTATCCATGTATCCACTCTGAGCTAAATCGATGTATTGGGCGTATTCTTTTTTTCTTTGAGAGAATGAAGAATTCCGCCCTTTTCCGCGATTATTCCAAGTTTTCGCCATTTTCTTCAGAATTGAAAGTTTTCTTTAATATTCAGGGTTTTTGAATAAGATCACCCTTTTTGAGTGATTCATTATAAAACTTTCCAAGTGAGAAACTTTCGGGGTTTTTCACATGTTCTTCAAGTTTACTCAGCAGTGTCTTATTTGCAGGTTTCCAAGTGAATTCGTAGGTCTTGTCATTTCCTACAAAGTTTACGAAAACATTGGAACCTTGCACAGAAATCCGATCGATGGCAGAACTGACTGAAGTAAAGTCGAAGTCGTATTTTTTGGAGGTTCTGGGCATTTGCTTCCCTTGTGTACATTAATAATTATATGAGCAACACTCTCAGAATGGGGACAACCTGTGCCAGTTCTTAAAGTGTCACTGAGGTGCTTGACTTTTCTGTGGTTGCGGTCTAAGACAGCAGAGGTACTCCAGAGACCCTCGGAGATACCTCCACAGTCGCCGTCAAGCTCACGCAAACCTATTTTTTAATACATTTTTTAATTCTCAATAAAACAACGTTATTGATTCTCAATAGTGCGCGTTTCTTGAGAAATGTATCAAAAACAGGTCTCAAATGTGCGCTTTTGACGTTGTACCATACTGAGAGTACAGTTTTGCATCGTTAATCGCCTGTTGATCGCTGCGGAAAGGTCCGTAAGACATATCAACACCATCATAGTTCCAGTAGATACCTTTCCTCTTCTTAGAGAGATGAATGGTCAGTTCTTTGTTCAATGCATTGATGATTGTCTTCATGAGAATACAGGAATGAGTTCAGTTGAGATGACCTTAGGGTCGTGTTGTTTGATTTGACGTTCGTAATGTGCGGCGTCGTCGAGAGAAAAGAAGTTCAATCTCTTCGTAGAGATCACGTTTCCCTTCTTCTTCCTCTTCAAAATAACGGCATACTTCATCATAGAAACGTTTACTTTGTGATGGGGTGGATGTGTCCCCAATCAGATGGGAATACAATAGGGAGTGCTCCTGTGACATTATGTTTGAGTGTAATGTAAGACTCTTGTGCGAAGTTCACTGTCCATTGTGATCCTTCGTATTCAACTTGATCTCCCTTTGTGAAGGGCAAGCTTGTTCCAGAGTTGTCGCTCGTACTCATAGAATACTTTCCATAGATGGACTGTACAGTGTTGAGTGTAGTCGAGTTCTTCTGCTGTGTCAATACACTCTCGGATGCGTGATAGTTGTGAATAAAGCAGTTTTGTCTCTGTATCCATCATACCACATCTACCCGTAAAATGCTACCCAGTTGACATTGTTCCATCCATGCAGCACGTAACGATTCCCAATCATAATACGTTACTGCTTTCTTATGTTTGTAGATCAGTTTGTACTTATGTCTGTCATATGGTTTGTCAGACGTACAAGTGAAATACCTTGGATCGTTAGGTTGAATGAGTTGGGTCATTGATTTGCATAGCAGAGTAAGGAGTAGTGGACTCCAGTGTTACTATCTTACCATGCTTTTTGGGATTGATGGGAGCATGGTAGCATCCTTTCTTATTGTCAAAGAAACCCCAGATGGACTTGGGAGTTTCATCGGTATAAGAAAACTCGCGATGATTACAGATCCAGATAGCAGAAAGATTACGCTTGAAAGGTTGAACTTCATAAGTGTAACCTTCTGGTGGACGATGGAAGTCAAGTGGGAGATGTGGCATAATAAAAGAAGAGGGGAGGTCTCGCGTCAGGAGACACAATTACATAGACCCTCAGCAGTAGACAGGAGAGTAGTCTTTGCCAGTGTAATCGTTGAGGTTGAAGTCACTAACAGTAGCACCGTTGGCGATGTAACCCTCAACATCATACTTCATGCCGATACGATCGCGGGTGGAGAAGGAAGTCATTTCAGTCTCAGCACCAGGATGCCAGATGACACGCTTGACGAAACGCTTGCCAGTGCCGACGGGGTAGAAGTCGATCTGGGTAGCAGTGGTGTGGAGTCGCATGGGTGTTTTGCTGATGAACTTAGTATAGGGTGGATCAGGCGTTACGGATGTCACCCTGTACCACTACGTCAGCTGGCACACGAGAGATGGTGTAGCGACGGATCTGCTGAGAGAATGGACGCCATGCATCAACAGTCTCGTTCACCATACGATTATGCTGACGATCAGCACCCTTGGCAGTCTTGCAACGCTTCGCCTTACGGAAGTAAACGATCGGTTGCTGGGGAGCATCCTTGGTGTCGATCTCAACCTTGTAGAAGACGTGAGTGGCGCTCATGGGTGGTGTCCTGTCGATGTATGTAATATAGAGCATTATGGGGGCAGTTCAATGCCCCCTGTGCCACTTATGCAACTGGTCCTGCAGGGATCGCAACCTGCATTACATTGTGAGGCAGGTAGGGGTTAGGACGAACATCGTGACAGGTCCACTCGCCATCAGCATAGTGGTAGGTATACTCTGCACCGCTGGCATCAGCACCGTTGAGGAAGGCGTTCAGGTCGCTGTACAGTTCAGGAGCATTGCTCTCCAGAGACTCACCACGAGAGGTATAGTGAAGAGGACCAGACTCAGGCAGCGTTTCGTTGTTCCATCCTGCATTGGTATAGACGCAGGACATATCACCACCGTCGATCAGTTTGTCAACCTTAGCAACGGTGTTGTACTTGTCACGAAGCATACGACCGTTGTACTCAGGATAACCATCGTAGTGGCAGTAGACACCGAGGATGCTACCGTCTTTGAGTTGTTTGCCGATGAGAGAGCGGGTGCCCATGTGTGAGTTGTGTTCCTTTGACTCTTTTAATATACACGGTTTTGGGGGTCAGGGTAGTGACCCTGTGCCACTTCTAGAACTGGTTACTCAGAGAGGGGTGACTCACGTTTGCAGATGTTATTCTTGCCAGACAACACATCATCGACATAGTTGTTGACTTTATCAGACACTTTCCACGATCCACCTACACCGCCGTCCATATTGACAACGATGTCATCACCTACCTTGTCTTCAGGATACCATGTACCAAACTTCTCTGGTGCATACCAGAAGTCTTCCCAATCGTTTGCTGTTGCTTCGGTGATGTTGCTCATATTAGAATGTGGTGATGTCATAAGTATACAGTCCAGTCAGAGCTCACAGTGGTCATACAGACACTTCCCTGACTGGCATAGGGTACGTTCCCTTTTGATCTGGTTCCAGGCAGCATTGAAGGTCTTTCTACTACCTATCTGCCGCCCATGGTGGATCATACACCATCCCTTTGCACTCTTACGTGATCTTGTTAGAAAGGGGAAAATTGCCCACATACCTTTGTCAATCAATACTGGTTGTGGTTCTAGATAATCATCAAGTAGACTTGGGTTGCTTTTGTTGTCGTTCTTCATGCGTATACCATGGATGTTTATATTCACGTTTGTTGTGAATAGTCAACGTTGGATCAGTGCCCCAATCATTCATAGCACGAATACCACCAAACGATAACTCCAGATCTTTACCCCATCCTAGTTCTTTTACGAACTCATTTGCGATACTGATCTGCAAATTCCCGCTACCATCGTAGTGATAGCGGAAATAGTCTTGAATGTTTGGTTTCATTTCTTCTTCGCTTTCTCTTGCTGTTGTTTACGGGCACGCTCTATTCTAGCATAGTCGAGAGCACTAGTGCCACCTGCATATGTATCATTGAAACGATCACAAACAAATTTGAGTGATGGATCTTCCTTAGCAACTGGTTTGTGTCCAGCAGCACGCATCTGTCTCCATGTCATTGTGTCATTGTGAGGACGTTGTGCGTGATAGAAAGGTGCGAGACACGCAGCGTCATGTACGTTGAGAGTCATTCTGTCTGGTAGTGATCCTTGCATTGCTTTCCTGTAGCAACACACATAATAAAACACCCCAGCGTCCGCTGAGGTGTGCCTGTGACACTAATCAAAGTGTCAGTGTAAGATTTCCTTGCATATTCGTTTACAGATATGTTGGTTTAACGAATCGCACTCAATTAAACACTCATAATAATCATTAAGTTTTTGATTTTCTACCTCCAGTTCTTCAATGGTGCCTTCAAAATGTCTCCATTCATCTAGCTGTGATCTTGATAGTAGGTTGTGCATGTATCCTCTCCACACTTAAATGCCATAACAAAGGAGGGGTCAGGTTGCATGTATTATATCTCCAACTCTGTTTCTATTTAAACACAAAAGACTGGAAATGTCAAAAACGATACAAAATACTTCATGAAATTTGCTTCATTAAGATATCTGAATATTTCCTGAGATTATTATACGCTCATGGTCACACTCATGTGGAGGAACATAGTGCAGGTCTGTAGAGCTAAAGAACGCTAATACTCCTGTGCTAGGTGTAATTAATGCTGCTGGTGGCATCCATGGACGTTCTGGATCAGGAAACACCAGAGGAGCACAATCAGGACAGGCATCAATGTACCAAATAAAAGATTGCACGTATCCTGGGTCTGGGTGCATATGAATTACAGCATAATCACCACGTTTGTATACACCACCCCACATTTCACATACTTCTACACATCCATGACGATCAATCAGCAAGTCATTTGCCATAACATTGATCTGTTCTGTAATTTCCCAGAACGCTTCATCCTGATGCATGGTCCAGTGGGTCACGTCGCATTTAAGACTTGACCCTCTATCGTTCTTATCACCAATGTTCTTGATATAGTCAGCGATCCAGAAGTCTGGTTCTAAGTATCTGACCTGTGGGTTTACTCTGCGTGGCATGTATACTCCTGATATAGTTTCTCTTGCATACCAAATGCTTCTACCTCCCATGGTTCATCCTCGTAGGATGTTTCAGAGGATATAACATCTCCCATCCATTTATTCGTAAACTTAGGAGCAAATCTCTGCTGGTGTCGATTGCGGAGACGTTGCTCAACGTGCATTAGTTCATGAAACAACGTGACGAGATACTGTTTAGCATCTAGACGATTGTCCAGTTCAATAAGAAACTCCCTAGGAAAAGACAAGGATGATGTTGTTGTGCAAGCACCATCCATGTGTTCATGCCAGCATCGACGATCCTTCACCTCAATGTGAAAACTGAGGCGGTTGAGGTTACGATGTTTGGTAAACCATTCGATTGCATCCCTAACGATGCGCTTTCGGTTGCGATAACCACTAAACGTGACGTGACAAGACATAACCAGTGCAGGAACCAGACGAACGAGATTACAAAGGCGAGTTTCATTACAATTCTTTCTGCGCTTCAGTCAAATAGCGCTGTAGTTTCTGTTCTAGATGGACATCATTGATTTTGTGTCGGATGGCATATGCTTGAGAATCATGTCGAGTATTACCCCACATGCTATCAATTAGGAATTTAATTTCAGCAGTGGATAACTCAACTTGCGTTACACATTCTTTCATTCTGAATAATGTCAATAGGTTGGGTTTTGTCGATTGCCAACCACTTATGGAACTCATCAACAGTCATTTCCATGGATGCTGCTGCTTCTTCATCCCACATGGCGTTGTTTGCATCGACTTCGGCATTGAACTCAGGGTCATCTGCCAAGTGTTCAAGGAGTTGATCGAGGTCGGTCATGTGCGTTTTGTTGATTACTCTGTAATCATACACACTGGAGGAGCGCATCTGAGCGTGCCTGTGACAGTTTTGCTTCTGTCACACGTTCCTGAGCGAGTTTGGCGTATTCTTCCTCCTTTTCTACTAGTATGTAGTTTCTATTTGATTCTACCGCAGCAACACCAGTGCTGCCACTCCCAGCGAAACAATCAAGAACAGTATCACCAGGATCGGTGCAATGCTCAATAATATTTTTGAGGAGCGGAATTGGTTTAGGAGTGATGTGACCTTGTTTATTAGAGTCGAAATCATAGTTCCAAACGGAATGATGTGTGCATTTATTACGGAACTTAGGAACCAAATCATCCATAGTGAGACCAAGATGCTTTGTAATTGGAACGATTGTATCCACTGTGGGATAATTCTTTCCTGTCTCGATGTTGCTATACCACCCTGTAAGTTTGCCATTCTTGCTCAGGATCTCCCTGCTGATGTCACTGGACTTGATATTGCGCTCCATGCGTCTCTGTCGTAGTTTCTTGTGCAGATCCTTGCGCGTATAGAACATGATATACTCTGAGATCTTCTGGAAGTTGTTGAGTCCTTTGACCTGAACAAATCCATTCAAGAAACCCTCCTGCTTTGCACCAGAAAATAGTTTGTTCCAGACAATAAAGTTACGGTATTCTAGATCTGTGCTCTGCTGGATGCGCCGATCCAGTTCTGCCATGATACGAAAGTCATTGTGGAAGAACCAGAATGATCCACTATCCTTCATCACTCGCGCACACTGGACAAAAACTTCCTCCATCCAGTCATAGTAACACTCACCAGAGTAAGGTTTAGGTTGATACCCTCTCTTGGTGTAACCAAAGTTGTCCCAATCATCCTTCCCAATGTTGTAGGGAGGATCAATTAGGACAAGATCTACAGACTTATCAGCGAGTTTTTGTAACTGCTTTAGGCAATCGCCTTGGATTAGTGTGGAGATAGGCTTGTTTGAGGATGGGCGCAATTTCATCGAGAGGAGTGTCTGACTGGATAAGGTTGGAACGGCGTGTAAGAGGGAGAATGTTACCTCCACGAGTCATATATTTACTGTCACTGAGCGGAGTAACATGTCCGAACTGGATCTGATACGGAGAACGATCATCATCAATAGTATACCACTCTGGTTCAAGAATGTCACCTAGGATAGGATCACACAGATAACCATCCTTGGCGATGTAGATACCGCGCTTATGATATTCTTTCACCAGACGAAATGCGTGCATGAGCAGTTTGTCATGCACATCAGCGGGCATAGTGTAAGTAACACCCTTCTGCATGAGCAACAATGCCGCAAAGTCGAACTCTGCTGTTGCTACAGTGAAACTAGTTCCCGCATTTTCTAGAGGAATACCTGCCTTGAGTTTGACTCTTTGCTTCAGGTTGTACTCATTACGCACCTCAGTCTCCTGACGCTTGGTAATCTGTACAGGAAAAGTGCGCTTACAACGATTCTTAAACAGCACGTCATCTGCACCAGGCGCAGTGTTGCAGTCTTTTATCTTGTTAGCAAACTTGTCAGTATAGAAACCAGCAAGAGTAGAGCGGCACTTGCCACTGTGACCCTTTGGAAGACAACAAATAGCGCCACTATGGTTGTTGTAGAAGTCATCATAGAAGTCAGATTCCGCAGCAGTGATGTCAACTTGAGCAAGGCGAGCGAGAGATTCAGAGAACGTTCTCTGCCTTACACCACCATTACAAGTCTTACCGCAGATGTAATCCTTGTATGGACTGGTTTCTTGGAAGTCTACTGCCTCAGCGACAGCAGCACGGTTTTGAGGGGTGATAAGCATAATAAGTCTGTGAGGGGTCTAGGAGCGCCCAGAAGGCACCTTAAACCATGTAGAGGTAACCACCTGACCAGTCTGCACGCTTAAGGCACTCATCGCAACTGTCGCTGTCAAGGAGGTTGTAGCGCACATGCTTGGCGGGAGACTTCCAACCTGCGGGTTTGTATACGTCACCAGTCTTCTTGTCAACGAAAGCATGAACACTACGCTGGTTGTTGACCATAACGATCTTGTAGTATTTGCGCCCCTCTTCGATCTCGAAGGAATAGTCGCACTTACCATCCAGCAGTTCGTTGATGCAGTTCTGGTGATAACCAGTGCTGTCGCCATCTTTCATGATGGAGCGGTTGTGACTGTGGATGCTGTGGCTCTTGAAGTCCTCTAGCAGTGCGGTAACAAGGAGGTTGGTGCGTTGGAGGACGGGAGTCATGGGGTTTCTGTGTTTGATATACTAAGTATATCAATTCCTAGGAGCGCAGCAACCACCCCTGTGACACTTTGCGAAGTGTCCCGTCACTCATCAAAGTCCCAGTCTTCCGTGTCATCATCACTGTTGTACCACAAGTTATATGATTCAGCGTCCTCATCGTCAAAATGTTGGAGGTGGTGGTTAAGTGTGGTTCTTCCCGCAAGTGAAGCAAATGCCACACAAGAATCACCATTGTTCATACAGAAACCCCTGCGGAACCATTCAGTTATCTCATGGTCAGGGTAAGATTCAATGAGCATGTCCAAGAGTTCTTCAAACTTATCACGCTCTAGATGCTTATATTCATTCCAGGGCAGGTTAGCAAAGTCCCGCCAGTCTTCAATTCTAGGATCGATCATCGGGAAACCCATTGGGTACGTTCAATAATTTCAATCTTGTTCGCGGCAACTTGGTCACAATATTCTAGAACAGCTTTGTTTAAGTTCATGCGTTCGCGTGAATATTCAACTAAAAATCCTGGTTTTCTAAATTTTAGTTCAACTTCCTTATTTGCTGCGCGATGTGGAGATGCCTGTGCGAAGTCTGTACCGTCATATGTACATTCTTGCGTAGGTATGATGATTGAGTTGTTACTCATGGGAGTAAACAACATTGTATCATCTACTTTTATAACACGCCTCTCTCTACATGACAAGTCATTTGCGTCAGGATCAACACCAATGCAGATTGCATCCGCATCATTAGTTAGTGCTGTGAACCTTGTTAGTCCAGATATACGCAAACTGAGATATGTTCCAGGTCTATAGCGTAACGCTTGAGCATAACCAGCAGTCTCACTTAACCATACACCTGCAGGAAATAGTAGGCAGCGACTATGTGCGTAGAATCTACGTAAATAATCGATTGCACCGACCATCTGTAACTTGTCATGATGAATCTGTTTCACCATGTCAACGTTGTCTTGCTTGACATAGATCTTCTCTTCCTCAGGATCATCTCCGAAGAATTTAAAACCTGCTTGACATCCACCATAATAAAGAACCGTGATACCATCAAGGTAATCACGAGTAGTCACTTTATTCATAAACCCTATCTACGATTTCAATAAGACCTCTTTCTACCTGATCTAACCAACTTGTAGAAAACTCTGCTACGTTTGGTTCCGCATCTGTGAACTCAATGAGCACATTAGGTTCATCAGAAGTAATTTTAATTGTGTCTAGTTCAGACACGACAAATGGAAAATGTTGAGGCATCTTCGTATTATGATACCATGCATCTTTCAAAGGCACAAGTATCGTTCCAACTTTGCTGGGAGTATATGACAGAGAGTTATTGACTGTGAGTATATTTCTATGGAGTGCAGATCTATTCGCAAAACCAGTGCAAACACAATTACCATTTGCTTCCATGGATGTTAATCTTGCTAACCCAGGGAATCTAAAGTGTGTATATGCGCCGTCGTGATAGATAAAAGATTTATTTGCAGGTCTGAGTGAGTCACTCTTCCACGTAGATCCAAACATTACCGTGCGATGATGCACCTGTAGAGTGTCACCGAGACCAAAGATTAGATCCTGATGCTTATCTACAGGACCACCTGGGTGATCAGTGATCCATTGGCGCACAATCTCACTGTGATCTTCCAGGACAATCTCTTTGAGAGGGTCTGGATCATTACCAAATAGTTTTTTACCGAGAAGTGCGTCAGTACAACTGAAAATGTTCAACCCGACAGACTCAATAACCCTGCCGAAAGAGTATTCAGCGATTCTGCTGTCTTGGATTTGTGTAAGATCTAGTGTCATTCTTCAGCTGCCGCTTGTGATGCTGCTTCAAATTGAGTGTCAAAGTCTTCTTGACCGTGTACGTTGGAAACCTGAACTGTAGAAAGGACTGGATCGAGAATTGTAGAGTTCTTCTTGTACATAGCTTCTCTATGTCTATTCATAGTAGCAGGTTCAACAGTCTGAGGTGTGTTGAGAATAGCAGTCAAAGCAAGAACTAAAGGTTTCTTATCCTGTTCTTCCTTCTTCAGTTTCTCTACTTCCCAGAATACTAGTTGTGCAACCTGAAACAGGACTGGTTCTTCCTCCTGTGATTTCATGTTGTTCACATTAAAGACTACAACATAGTCATCTTCCGCCTTCAGTTCAGGAGAATTGAAGTGAACTTCAAAACTGCCGTCTTCTGAGTTGTAGTTTTTACATGTAAATGTTGGTGCCAAACTAGCATCAACAACGAATTGTGGATCAAACATTTTTTACTCCTAGTTAATGCTACGACCTCTGCGGTCGCCTGTTGTTACCCAACTGTACACATACGACGCTCCATCTATATATGCTCCACGAGTGCCCCCGCTACAGGAAGAGTTCTGACCATCTACACCGATGCCGCCACCACTGCCGCCACCGTTGGATCCGCAACCCGATCCTCCTCCACCACCGCCGCCACCGTCGGCGTTACCATTTGCACCACCGTCATTACCAGATCCACCAGGGAGACCAGCGCCACCGCCGCCACCACCACCATTTACTCCATAAGAGTATTGGTATGATCCGAAGCACTGACTACCCTTCATGCATCCATACTGGTAGGTAACTGTAGCGTTGCAGGTTCCGTTGTTACCTCCACCACCTCCTCCGCCACCGCCAGCGAGGAGACCATCATTTCTGATTGCTACACTTGTTCTAGTATAAAGACCAGTGGAACCACCTGCTCCACCGCCGCATCCACGACTGCCACCGTTGCCGCCACGTCCTTGAATACGTTTTCCACTATTAATTTTGAGATAAACTCTACCATTAATACTGCCAAGATTCATTGCGGTGGAGCCACCTTGCAAGCGATTAGTTTCTACAACACCCTTGATAGTTTGAGAACCATTCCATCCTTGTCCAGTCAAATAATTACTGAGATTGAATGTAGTATTAGTATTACTATTGAGAGTAACTTTAAATCTAAAGACTTCAGAGTTATGGATTGTTCTCCACGATCCACCTTGTTTGATGTAAACTTGTTTAGAAGTTCTCCAAGAACCTCCACTCTTTACATATACATCCTCAAGATTTCTCCAGTTACCACTGATCTTGACTTCTAAATGTTCGCCAAGAACTCTTGCTTCTTCGTCGTTATACGGTAACGCCATGTTATCTAATCACCTATTAATACTTATACCAGATGTCACCATCGCTTCCGCCAGATGGATTACTTGTGGAGACTGTTCTTGTTCCATATGCATTAGATCCAGATCCAACAGAGAGACTGACTGCTCCAGTGGAAGCGTTAACGGAAACTCCACTCCAACCAGTACCTACTGCAAGAGATTGAACACCAGTGTTGTTAATGGTAACTGTACCATCACCATTGGTAATACTGATACCAGTAGAAGAACCGAGAGTTGCCTTAGCAAATCCACTGGCACCACCAATAAGTAGTTGACCACTAGAAAGACTAGATGCATCAATTCCAGTACCACCATAGTTTCTGGCGATAATGGATGCTTGCCATGTACCAGTTCCAATAGTACCAACACTCGTCAAGTTAGACAGAGTGTCGATTGCTGCTTCGATTGTTGCCTCAGTTGTAGCATCAAGCGCATCAATGTTCTGCAGAGTTGCAGTACCAGAAGAATCGCTAACGACTTGAGATGTACCAACCGTAAGTTGCCCACCAGTTACAGTTAAGTCACCTGCCATTGTAACATCACCACTAGAAGCAGTAACGTTAAACTTATTGGTGTTAACGCTTACATTTCCAGTTACATTCAAGGCACCACTAACAGCGGTAGTAGCATTTCTAAGTGTCAATGTACCAGTGGTAGCACCAACAGTCATCGACGTTGCAGCGCCAGCAATATTGACTGTGGTTGCAGTAGCGTTAATTAAATTGAATGTGGATGCTGATGTGGTAAGATCTCCACCATTAACGGCAAGATCACCAGCAAGAGTAAGATTAGAAACACCAGTAATCGCTCCAGTAACAGAAAGATCTCCACCAAGAGTTGTATTGCCACTGTTAACGTTCAGTGTACCAGTGCTCTGAATATCAAGACCTAAACCATTCTTAAGTTGCAGATCTCCAGTTGCATCATTGGCACCAGAACCACCAGAAACCGCCATGTTTCCAGTGTCAGACAGACCCCACTTGACCCACTCAGCACCAGTCCAATACCAACCAAGATACTGACCACGAGTAATATTTTCAAGTAACTTCCAGTCTCCTGTGTTCGCCTGAATAGATGCAGATGGAGTTGATCCAACGATGTCAATATTTTTCTGTGATTCAGATGCACCACCAATCGTGATGTCATTGGCAGTCAGAGTATCATCAACCGTAGCTTCTTTCTTGACAAGTAACTTACCTCTAATTTCACTCTCAAGAGTTTCAGACTCAACTGTGAACTTATCACGAATGATGATCTCATCAAACGTAGGACGTAAGTTAGCAGTTTCACCAACAATAGAAAGTGTTGGTGTATCCAGATCTGCTTCTTCGCCAGTAACAGAACTAATCTTAGTGTTACCAATAAACAAGTCACCATTAGAGTTCAGACCAGAATAGAACGCGATACCACCTTCTTCTTTCTGTGACTGTGCAAGTAGAACTTCTTCATCAGTAAGAACTCTGTTCTGTACAGATGGAAGACCAGTAGAGTAGTTACCAGGAC